CCGCTGCGTCCACGGCAAGACCTTGGCCTACACCGGAAACGAAGCCAACATCTGGGAGCCCGTCGAAGACCTCATGATCCAGGCCCTGGACAGCGACTGCAACCCCATGAAGGAAGGCGAACTGCAACCCGACGAGCGGCAGGAATACGGCTCGACGGTGGTGGGCTTCGACCTTGACGACCCGGAAGGCTGCCGGAGCATCATGGATATGACCACCGGAGAAGGACGCGAGGCGGACGAGGCCCTGGCACGGCTGGTGGTCGCCGGCCTGCAGCTCCTCTACAAGATCACCGACCCAAAACCGATCATCGAGGACAAGCGCCCCGAGGGATGCCCCGGCGACTGCCCGAACCACCACGGACTCTGCGTAGGCGATGAGGGGGAACAGTAGGATGAGGGAGACACCCTGGACGGTGGCGGAGAGCAGCGCCCTCCCCCCCGAGACGAAGGACGCCATGCTGCGCCAGGCGAAGATGGGGACCTGGTACGACGGATGGGAGCCGTACTGCCTGACTTGCGACACCATGCGCCGGATGGACCGGAAGGCCTACGGCTTCCGCTGCGGAAGTTGCGGGAATATGATCGCATGGGACCTGACGCGCCTAGCCGAATCCCCGCTGAACCGGAGGCGCTAACCGATGGGCTTCCAGGAGGAATTCGACAAACTGCACGCCCTGTACGTGAAGGCAGCCGCCGAGCCCTGCGACAATCCGAAGGACCAGGAGACGCACGGTCGGCTCGCCAGATACGACCGACTGCACCAGAAGGAAGGGCACACCATCACCTGCGCCTGCCACCAGGTGTTCGGAGACAAGCCATGCAGCTGCAGCGCCACACCACAGGAGGAGCACCATGCAACAATTTAAGGACCAGGCCCTCAACCTGGAAATACTGGCCGAGGAATGCGCCGAGACGATCGAGGAGCTGACCGGATTCGTCAAGGACCTCACCGACGTGATCAAGATCAAGGCGAAGGCGGTCAGGTTCGGCCTCGACGATACCTACCCCGAGCGCGGCCATAGCAACCGAGCCGCCCTCGAGGAGGAGCTGGGACACCTCGTCGCCATGATAGACATACTCGTCGCCAGAGGGACCGTCACCAGGGAGGGAATCGAGAAAGGGAGAGCCCACAAACTCGCCAAGCTGCCGAAGTGGTACGGCACCCAACCGGAACGGCCACGAACTAAATCGCTCTGCGACAGCTGCGCCCCAGACGACGGACCCTGTGAGCTACAACACAGCGGACTTTTAGCGGATGGTGCCACATGCAGCAGATACCAGGAGGTCACACCATTATGAGACTCGTGATTATAGAGAGCCCCTACGCAGGCAGCACACCCGAGGAACTCGCCCGCAATGTCGCCTACACCAGGAGAGCCCTGCGTGACTCACTGATACGTGGAGAGAGCCCTCTGGCAAGTCACCTTTTATTTACCCAACCAGGAGTACTGCGCGACGAGGTCCCCGAGGAACGTCGACTTGGTATCCTAGCAGGGCTCGCCTGGAGCAAGGTAGCACATGCTGCCGTGATTTACGCCGACCTTGGTATCACCCCCGGCATGATGGAGGGCATCAAGCATCATCAGAACAACGGTACCAGCATCGAGTACCGGCAGATCGGACTTCCCAGAAACTGGTTCCTCCACGTCTGGGCATACGACGCCTACGCCGGAGCATACGACCACTGCACCGAGGCCGAGGCAATCGCCGACCTGGAAGATCGGAAAGCAAGCGGACTTGCCAACATCGGGTACAGGTACCAGATTAGCAATTCGCAAGACGAACCGGGAAGGACAGACTGCAGCACCTGCAGCAAGGCGAACAAGACCTGCCCTGTCTATCCCCAGGACTGGCTGAACTGCGGGCAGCACCAGGTAACCTAGCGCCCGTCCATTCGGGCAAAATAATTGATATGCGCTACACAATCGTTCATACTCCCTCCAATTGCCCGATTGGAGGGACCAATAATGATTCACCTCCCCAAAACCTCAGACTTCCTCAACGACCCGATAGAGACACCGGCCGGCCTAATCGTGCCGGCCCGATCCATCGAGCACCTCGTCAAGTCCGAAGCGAAGAAGATGCAGAAGGAAGACAACAAGGCCTCCTTCTTCTCCACCTACGCCCTGGCGCAGAATATGGTGGCATACGGAGCACGAGAGAAACCTCAAGGTACCCCACAATTCAGTATATTGTATGAAGCCGCTCGGCAATCCTTCGTCGATTCCATTCTGATCCGCGCCAGGATCGACCAGCAGAAGCGCATCTGGCAGCAGGCCAACGAGGGGAAAAGCAAAGAGGTCGGCTTTCGCGTCGTCCACAAGCGCCACGATGACAAGAACTATAAGGTGACCAAGGGAGACGACGAGCGCTGCCGCGAGATGGAGGAACTGCTCTCCGACCCGACGCCGGAACCGTACCTCGACATCTACCCTCAGAAGGTCCGACCGCACACCGGACTGAAGGACCTGGTCGGCATCCTCACCCGCGCCGAGCTGATCATAGACCGAAAGGTTCTCCTCCGGTACAAGCGGCGCGACGGACAGGGATACTCTGCCTTCCACTGGCTCCCCGGGGAGAGCGTCAAAAACGTCGACGAGGCGATCCGCGCCTGGGCCCAGAAAAACGAGAAGAACCGGAAGGACGACGGATTCAGAATGGAGCGAGCATCCCAGGCCTCCGGATTCGACCTCGCCAGGTGCTCCCACGTTCAGCTGATCGACGGCCAGATCACCGCGGCATTCCTCCCTGACGAGATCAGCGTCCACATCAGCAACCCGAGCGACCAGCTCAACCGCTTCGGGTACGGCGAGAGTCGCCTGGAACTTTCCCTCGACATCACCACCACCCTCCTTATGGCATGGACGTACAACCGGGAGATGTTCCGCACGAACTACCCGGAGCAAATCCTGACCGTTTCCGGGGACTACGATAAGGAAGGCCTCGCCGCATTCAAGCAGCAGATACTAGCCGAAGCCGGCGGGATTGGCAGCAACTGGCGCCTCCCTGTAATCCCCTCCGGCGACAAGGAAGGCTTCGAGGTCAAGAGCGTCAAACTGCGCGAAAGCCCGAAGGACATGCTATTCGACCAGATGATAGAGCTGGCGATTAACCTGAAGGCAGCGGCCTACGGCGCCCACCCCAGCACACTCAACCTCTCCACCTACGCCGGCACCAGCGGCCAGAGCGGGCTCGGCGGGCACAACCCGTCGGACGAGATAGAATTCAGCAAGGAACGCGGCCTCATCCCATCGCTAACAGACCTCTGTGAGTGGCTAACGTATTGCATAATCAAACCCAGATACGACGATCTGAAACTGATACTTGTAGGACTCAACCCCGATGACGAACAAGAAACAGTAGCCGTCAGAACCTCACGAGTCTCTAAATGGATGACTAGAAATGAGGCTAGGATGGAAGAAGGGCTTGACCCTATTGGACCAGTTAAAAAAGAAGAAGGAGCAGATACTAACCCCTGGAATTTTCCGGCAGATGTCGCGATCCCAAATTATATAAATACTTTTAACATGATGGAACAGCAGGACCAGCAGGACCAGCAGGATCAAGAAGAAGATGACTCAATGCAAAAGTCACAGCAGCCCAAGCAAAATCAGAGAGAAAAAAAATATCTCCACATAACCATTGGGGAGTAATCTGGTGCATTTGCTCAAGAGCCATATCAAGGCATACACAAAAAAGAACGGGAATATAGTAACCGCACACGAAGACTCACGCGGAAGGGAGAACCCTGCAAATAAACACTATCTGAGCGAAGAAACTACCAACTCGATTATCCAACAGTATAAAAACAGCAAATTGACATTACCACAAATAGCGGAGAAACATTCCTGCTCCGCAAATGGAGTAAGAAGCATCCTGACAAGATACAATGTCCCTTTAAGAGAACGAGGCGATAAAGAAGAAGTTGCACAGCGCTACAAAGAGGGAAAATCTACAAAGCAAATAGCGGATGAAATGGGCATTCCGCAGACCACGGTAATTCGATGGATGCGGAATGAAGGACTCATACGTTCCATGAAGATCCCACTAGATTTGCAGAATGAAATGGTGAGGCTTTATACAGAAGATCAAATGTCTCCAACCGAGATCGGTAAGCGTTTGAATACCAGTACAGGTTCGGTGGCTGGCCAGGTAAAAAAGGCAGGCGCGCTCAGAACACAGAGCGAAGCGTCTGCGATCAAGGCAAAAAAGAACTATACCCCACGCGGCATTAAAGGCTGGTGGCAATCAACCAAAACAGGCCTGTGGGAACATGCAGGATCAATAACAGAAATTCTCCGCATGCAGCAGCTGGACGCGGACGGTACAGTCAAGACCTGGACCAAAAATGTGCCCATAATAAAATATGGGGACCGCAGATACCTTCCCGACTTTTTAGTGGAATACAACGATGGACGTAAAGAAATCGAAGAAGTTAAATGGAAATGCGAACACGACTACGCAATAAACCAAACAAAATGGCAAGCAGCAACGGAGTACTGCCATGCAAGAGGATGGACATTTAAAATAGTTTCAGAAGAAGATGTAGGTGGCAGCAGTGCGGTAAAAAACTTTAAGTATAGCGGGCTTCAAAAGTATAAAAGCGAGGACCGACGCCAAAGAGAAAATGAACTTGCACTAAAACGATATCACAGAGACAAAGAGGCTGGGAAGAACCCAAGCTATAGACCCGGCAAGTTTAAAAAAGCGATCTATCATTCTGCGCCGTCGCCTTATAGTCGACAGGAGGACATCACCATGAACAAGATAGAAGAACTCTTGAAGGCCATCGAGGACGCGGCACAGACGGGACCGGACCTCCTCAGAAAGTCGCAGATGGGCTTTGACTTCGCAGCCCCGGCAACCGCGACTTCGAACCCGCATCACGCAGCGTACACCCGTACCAATGCGAGAGGCACCACTAGCCAGATCCAGGCGAAGGGAGCCCCGACCCAACCCCAGGACCACCATGCAATGGTGAAGGAACTGCACGACGCCTTCGAGAAGCACGACAAGCGAGGCCGCGGAGGGCTCGGCATCAGCACCGACCATCCCGACTACAGCACCCCGGAGAAGTACCTGCAGACGGCGAAGAACATCCTCAAGTACCAGGGCCACGAGCGCCTCGGAAAGCGGGGAGCGGACGAGGTCGGAGGGATGCTGAACCGGCACATCAGCGAGCTAGAAGGAAGCGGCACGGCGCCAGCGGGAGGCCCGATTGCCAACCTCCACCTGGTCCCCGACGAAGGACTGCACCAACTGGTGACTGGACTCGCTAACAGCGGGGACAACGCTATGCTTGCCCAGGTCGGCAACGAGATCGCCCGAAGGAAAGCAGCAGCCGAGGATGAACAGCCGGTTGCCGTCCAGGAGGCAAAAGTGGACGCCGGGTACAGGATCCCGCAGCGCCCCACCTACCCCGCGCCGAACAGCATGACCACCGCCGACATCAAGAAGATCATCGAGTCGCGGGAGGCCTACACCGAAGACTTCCTCGGCGACCTCAAGGCCGGCGACAAGACCGAACTGGTCTGGAGCAGCGGCAAAAAACAGGAGATCACCATCCAGGGCGAAGATGCGGCACCGCTGCTCCACGGTAGGCCCGATACAAGGCATCAAAAATATGAAGAAGGTAAAGCCGCCAAATCGGCAGGTAAGTCAGAGAGAGCTAACCCATACACGGATGAAACATTCGAGAACATGGCATGGCACCATGGTTGGAGTGGAGACACGAAATCTGATGGCAGCCCAATAGACAACCCGTACCCCAAACACCAAGGCGCTGTAGTTTCGGTAGCCCCCGAGATCGCGCACCTCATCACCCAGGTCGACGCGGCAGCCACCGGGCTCCTCGCTCACCCGCAGATGCAGCAGCACCGTGCCGAGGTGGAACAGATGATCCACGAACTGCACCAATACCCCAGCGCAGGGCACGCCAAAGCGATCGTCGAGCGGCTAAAGGACATGGGCGAGGATGTCTCAGAGACAAAATGAACGAACTCGCCAACGCCATAACAGACTGCACGACCGCAAGCAGCAGCCTCCGTAAAAGCCAACAGGGCTTCGACTTTTCGGCGAGCCATGACCCTCACCACACCGCATACGAACGTCGTAACGCCGCGGGGACGGTGAGCCACATCCAGGCGAGAGGCACTCACATTGTACGGTCGGCCCAGCAGGTGACCGCACCGAAGGTGAACCTCGCATCAATCACCAGGTTTTCATCGGGGATGACCAGCATCACCGAACTGAAGGCGGGGACCAGCGTCCTGGCAGACAGCGGTAAGGTGGGATTAGGCATCGACATAGGCCTCCTGACCGCGCCCGCGATGAAGGCATTAGCAAATGGAATCGTGAACCACCGAGCTAGGGTCTTCATCGACTCCGGCGCCTTCTCGCTGTTCAGAAAGAACCTCAAGAGCCACCAGACCGCACAGCAGCTATCCCTCATGGGAGCCAACGAGGCGCCAGAGTGGAAGACCATGGACTTCGAGAAGGTCCTGGCTAAATACGACGCCGTGATGGACGCCATCGAGGAAGCGAACCCTGCCGAGGAGCCCATCACCCCGCCGTACTTCGTCATGCCGGACATCATCGGGGACCAGGAGGGGACTGCGGACCTTTACCGGAAACACCGGGACTGGATCAGCGGCCAGATCCAGTTCAACCCGAATTGCATCGTGCCCCTGCAGGTAGGAGCAAAGACGCTGGCAGACGCTTACCGGGAGATAGTCGGCATTATCGGCGTCGACCGCTTCGTGGTAGGTATCCCATCCCAGGAGGAGGCCGTCTCGAACCAGGAATTGATAGAGTTTCTCCGGGAGATCAAACCACCGCGAGTACACTTCCTGGGAGCGGTCGCGGAGGTCACCCTGGCGCCCAGGATCGAGGCGGTCAATGCCTCCGGCCACATCCCAGACATATCAGCAGACGGTAACATCCTGCGCTCGAAGCTCTACGGCCATGACGTCGCCGGCAACAACAGGCACGAGAAGGTCGCCACCGTGCTGAAGCAGGAACTAGATCTTTCAGAAGTTTATTCCAGATACCTTGATCAAGGGAGCCCCACCATGCACAAAGACCTCAGTAAAGCGGTCGCACTCGGCGCCATGGCAGCCGAACTGCTGAAAAGCCACGTCACCGGCTACACGAAGCAGGATGGCACGGCCGTCAAGGAGCACGAGGATAGCCGGCAGGCCCACGCGCTCACCAAAGAAGCAAACAAGGCCAGCAGGACCGCCAGGAAGACGGGCACGGCCGAAGACCACCAGACGGCCGCATCCGCCCACAAAAAGGCAGCAGAAGCCCACCAGGCAGCATGGAACAGCCATAAAGGGGAGGACGGCAATGCTAAGCACTTCGGAGCCCTCCACACGCATCTCCTTGAGGGGAAAAAACACGAGGATGCTGCGCACGAAGCCGGCGAAACCGCCCAGCAGGAGGCTGCCGAGCACAAACCCGGCGGAGAGGAGCCTGGCGGCGACAAGGACGATCTGAAGAAGGCGGTCTCCGAAGTACAGACCGCGGCTGACGAGCTGCTGAAATAATGGAGCTCAAGGTCGAGCATAACCTCACCGGGGAAGAACTCTGCAAGGCCATCACCGGGATGGCTGCGGCGAGCGGGATCCAGGACGACGTGATCGAGGAACTGCAGAAGGCGGTAGGATGCGACAACCGTCCGAAGGTCCCCCGCACCCGCGCCACAAAGGAACTCTACCACCGGATGTTGGCCGAGTTCCAGGCAGCCCAGACGGACATAGAGCGTTACCACCAGGAGATCGCCACCAGCGCGATCGCCAAGGCCAGCGCCGCCAGGGAACCGCTGACCACCGAGCAACTGCGGCGCCTGCAGCTCGCCATTAACGACCGCTACGGATTCATTGCGGCCCAGCTCCAATCCGAAGGGTACCAGCCCCCCGAGGACCTGCTGGAGCGCTGGAAGCGCCTGGGCCTCGTCTCCCAGGACATAACCCCCGAGACGTTCGCCCTTGGCGTGCCGGCAGACCTGCACTTCATCCGCAGCGCCTTCCTCATGGGCAAGATGATCCAGGTCGTGGAGAGCGGCAAGAGCTTCGCCGATGTCATGGATATGGCCCGGTACGCTCACATCCTGGCGCCGGACCTGCACGCAATCGCCATCGCGGAGCAGCAGACCGCCAACTACATCACGAATAACGCCGCTGACCTCGCCACCCGAGTGGGGGAAGCCTGGGCGAAGCAGCAGGCCGAGACGGTCCGGGAGATGGCGATCGACTTCCACGCCAGGACGCTCACCAGGACGGTGCTCGACCAGGAGCGCAAGGCAGCGCTGGGGATCCCCACGCCGGCCCGGCCTGTGGAGACGTGGCAGCAGTTCGCCAGCGAGCTGCACCGCACCATGGAAGATAAGGCCAGGGATTGGGACCGAGTCGCATACTACGAGATCACCGACGCCCAGAAGCAGGGAATGGCGCACGCCCTCATGGCCGACGGAGACGTGGATAAGCCGGTCTACAAGATGCCCCTGGGGACCGCCTGCGCCCAATGCAAGTACGCATACCTCCTGCCCGACGGCAAGACCCCCAGGGTCTTCAAGCTCTCTACGCTGATCCGAAACGCAACGAACATCGGCAGGAAGCCGCACCCGATCCGAGGCGGCAAGGTGGCTCTGGGAGGGAGAGACGACGGAGCATCCACCATGAAGGCGGTCGCCGGGCTCATGCACCCCTGGTGCGCTTGTCTGGGACCATACCCATACACCGGGCACGAGCCCTGGGCGAAGAAAAAGAGTTAAAGCGAAGGAATGATTAGACCAGGCGAGGACGTAGGGGCACCGTATCAATGACGGTGCCCTTTGTTTTTACCCCGATCGAGATGGAGAGAAGCCCGCAGGTACAGCGCAGGTCTCCGCAGGTGGTGCAGACCCGACAACCGACGCAATCGATCCTCTCCGGATTGCGACCGCAGGAGAAGACCGAGGACATCGTCTCGGTGAGGGGATCGTGACGGAGGCGCTCGCCGTAGGCCACGCAGTTCACCCGGAGACGATCGACGACTACGTCATGCCGGCGGATCGGAGCCAGGGCAGCGACCACACCCAGGGTAGCGGGCACTAGGTCACTTCCGCAGCACTCGCACCAGGGAGCATCGTCGTCAGCAGGAGTCGAACAGTGGGCACAAAAAAGCGGCATAGACCCTCCAGGGAATATGCCGCAACAATATCAGTAATTTGTAATCCTGTCTACCCTCCCCGCAAATGAATCCTTAAGGCAGCAACCCCCTCTGACTGAGCAGGCGACCATTCGCCCGCATCGTATTGATCTGCGCGGCCGAGAACTCGACCGGCGCCGGCTTCTTGACCTCGACCGGCCGGCGGTCGGTCCCCCCGGCGATGCACCAGCACAAGGACGACCCCAGGACCACCAGCGCCAGGAGGAAGCGCCCAAGGCGACGACCGCCCCGAGCCTCACACCGCATCGGCTCTACCACGTTGCTGTAATCTATCATTTGGCACCCCGCTCAGTGATGCAGCAGAGCCGATGCCAGCCAGAGGTATCTGCCTCGGTTTTAGGTACCGACTTGGCGATCCAGATGTGATGCCCCCCCTTACCGATCTTGAAACCTTCCGGGAGCGGGAGGATGCCCTGCAGCCTGGCGAAGAATGCGTCAAGCGATTCGGTCCAATGCCGGGAAACGAGTTCCGAGATGGAGCGAAGGTAAACCGAATCTTCGCGGGAGAGAGGCATGACGTCCTCGAGCAAAAGGGCGGAGGTTTTGGTCTGCTGGAGAATCGCGTCACGCAGATCGGGACCAGCGGAACCGATGGAGCACCCAATGCCGCCCCAGGCGATGAAACCAGAATCATCGATGCAACCGACCCGGCCCTCAAACTTGAACTGTTTTCTCATGACATCCTCCAGAACCGTAATGACCTACACCAGACCTAAGCCCGGCCCGCAGAATGATATGCGCTTGGCCAGGAGACGGCGCGCTGCAGCCACCTCCCGCGGGGAGCAGAGCTCAACCTCGTCAGGATCGGCAGCGATCCCAGGACCGGGACCGATCAGCGGAGAAAGAAGAAGCCGCCCCTGTGCGTCGTGAGAACCAGACGAGCGCCAGGAGCGGCCAGAATATCGGACGAACATGACCCTACCCCGCTGCGTCGATGCCGGCCTGGGCAAAGTGAGCCAGGAGCGCGACGCGGTAGTCGTCGCAGGTATTGAGGTATTTATTGCCGCGGGAGGTCTTGATCGCCGCAAGCGCCAGGACCGGATCGTCGCCCTGCGCCGCCTCGTGAAGCTTCACCAGTTTGCGCTGCGCGGAGACGAGCGCCGTGTTTTCCGGATTGGCGCCGGCCAGGACCGGAGGAGCGGGGACCGGAACCAGAGCGTCCACGGCATCCTGCAGTTCCGAGTGTTGTCCAACGACCATTACCCTGGCGAATTCGACACCCTGCGGCGTCTCGGGATTGGCCTCGCAGTATTTCCGAGCCTTCTGGACCGGCGTCATGATCACGGCCAGGACTTCGCCGGCATCGGACTTGACGGTGAGACGACCTTTGGAACCGCAGGGGAAGTTTTTATGGGTTTCGGTGATCAGCATGGTAAGCCTCCAGAGAAATTTTTTGTATGCCGCTATGGGTAGAGAAAGACCGTTGTATGGAATGATACGGTTAGGCGACCGGACCCAGCACAAGACCGGCAAGACGGATCAGCTCGGTGCGATCGGCCTGGAAGTGGGAGGCCTGGAAGCCCGAGCGATTCGGATTGTAGATCAGCCCGGCCGGCGTCAGCATGCTGCCGTGCTGCACGTAGGCCACCAGGTTCCATTTCAGCTCCGCCGCGGACCAGACCTCAATGCGAGCATAGGACTGGACGAGATAGGAATCAGACTTGATGGAGATCCGCAGGCGCTGCCCCCAGCCGGAGAGCAGCTCCACGAAGTTGACCGACTGGCTGCCAGCAGCGATGTCCAAGAAAAGAGATTTGACGGGAACCAGAGCCGATTTTTTCATGGTGGAGCCTCCAAGGGAGAAGATGTACCGCTTGGAGGAGTAAAGACGCAGATACAGAATGATATGAATGGGCAAAATGTTTGATATGCGCTACGTGATGACTTAGGATGACAGGCACAAAGCACCCGCCGGAGGGAAGCATGTTAAATGGCATCAAACACGTCGTTCATCTCTTAAAGTCGCAGCTCAACCTATTCGATTACCGAGCCCCTGCCCACGAGGAGGTCCACCACCGTGAAGGCACCACCAGGCATACCGCCAACGGTGGGACCGTGCAGGTGGCCGCGACCATGGCGAAGGTGACCGTCAGAGGGAAGGAAGGCGACCGCCTGCAGCACGGCCACAAGGTCTACTACAAGGTACCCGGCCAGCCCAGGAAGAAAAAGGGCACGATCGTCGCGGGGAGCCACGAGGAAGGCTACACCATCCAACCTGTAAGGGATGGTTACACGTTCCGCCCGGCGCAGATCACCACCGACCGGGACAACGTCTGGACCGACGAGGAGCACAAGGCTGAAACTGCCCGCACCGGTACCAGGGAGACGACCTCCAGGGGGGGAAGCACCATCTCCACCGAGGAGAGCCGGCGCCGCGCCGAGGTTGGCCAGCAGCGGGCACAGCTCGACGAAGGGAAGGTCCTGACCCACCCGGTATTCGTCAGCCGTATGAAAAGCACCCTCGCCCACCTGGCGACCAGCAACGGATTCAACCCCCACTACATCGACCTGGGGGGAGCCCTTCATAACGACGACAACGACGCCAACGAGCTATACAGCGAGTACATCGCGGCAGCCATGAACTCGTACCGCACCGAGACGAGCAGAGCCCCGGAGAAGGACCTGGACGACCTGCGCGACACGCTGGCCGGAGAGGGAAGCGATAGCCGCATACTTATGTCTATGACCCGCGCCGGGAAGACCGCCGCGCTGCGCCATATCATCGCCCACCAGAGGCACCTGCAGGAACACACCTCCTACGACGGCGGGATGGAGGACGACCAGGAGAGCGGCATGCGAGGGATCGCAGCCCAGGCCGCCACCGTGCCCGAGCACGAATCGGACGCAGCCAAGAAGGCCCAGCTCATGCAGGGGATCGTCACGCACCTTGAATCCCTCGACGACCCGATCGCGGCAGCCATCATCAAGATGAAGTTCGGCCTGGACCGATTCGACCACGCCTACAAGGACCAGGACATCGCCGCGGCGCTGAACCGAGCCAACATGCCGGCGCCCGAGGGGGAGCGATGGGACGCCGACCAGGTGAAGGTCAGGATGACCTCGGCGCTGGCGAACCTCGCCAGGACTCGCGGCATGCAGGACCTGCGCGGACTCCTAAAAAGCATGCAGGAGCTTGGCGACCTCCGTAAAGCCGTAGCCGAGCACCAGCGGACCGCATGCATAGACTTCGACGGCCCGCTCGCGGACTACTCCCAGGGATTCCTCGGCGTTGACAAATTCGGCCCCCCGGTGGACGGCGCCGCGGAGGGGATGCACGAGCTCAAGGATGCCGGCTGGAAGCTGATCATCCACACCACCCGCCCCGACACCCCTGTCCTGCGGGCATACCTTGCCGACAACGGGATCCCGTTCGACGAGATCAACACGAACAGCGAGCAGCCCGAGGGAGCCAACCCCGGCAAGCCGATTGCCGACATCTACCTCGACGACCGCGCCGTGCGCTTCACCTCCTGGGGGAAAGCCCTGGTCGACGTCAACAGCCTACACAAGAGCGTCCACCTCTACGCGCCCAGCCCAATCGACGGCCTCATGGAGCGATTCCACCTTATCAAGAGCCACATTCAGCAGTACGCCAGGCAGGACGGGACCGTCGTCCAGGAGCACAACGACCGCCGCGTGCGGAAGCACCAGGACGTGATTGCCCACGAGAACAAACACGGCGAGCAGGTCCACCAGGGGAGCACGCTGAAGCATGGCGAGGACCTCATGACGCACCTGCGCGGGAACGGCTGGAAGGAGAAGGAGACGCACCCGGTCAAGAAGGACGAGAGGAAAGCGGTCGGCAAAAAAGAGGACATGCCCGAGCCCGGCAAGATCAAGGGAGCCAACCAGGAGAACTCCGCTCTGGTATCGGCGCAGCGCATCATCACCAAGATGCACGAAGCGGCCAAGAACTCCGACGACCCAGTGGCTGCGCTGACCACCATCCACACCTCGAGGGCGAACCCCTACCTCAAAGCGGTAGACGACGAGCGCGAGAAGCTGCTGGCCCACTTCGGGCACAAGGTGGACCGGGAGGCAACCGCCAGCAAGTTCGAGAAGGACGGGCACACCGTGACGATCGGCAAGGAAGGGGACCAGCACAAGGTCCACTTCGCCGGCGTCGACCCGGATAAAGCGAAGGGGCAGGTGACCAGCATCGCCGGCCGCAGGCAGGTCGAGGAAACCGACACCGGGAAGAAGGACCCGAAGTTCATCACCGGACGCGCCAACCTGGCCTACACCGCGAAGGGCAACAAGGTCCAGAGCAAGTACTCCCTGGTGGAAGCGAGCGACCTGACCACAAGCCACACCATCCAGGGGCACATCAACCGCGCCTACCCGCAGGAGATCCAGCCCAGGGAGCGCGAACGCCTCTCGTCCCAGATGCAGATGGCAAACATCATGAACGACATCCGCCCCGAGCAGCTGGGGCACTCCGCCAATGCCGCAGACGGCGCCCCGATCGTCGGCAAGGATGGCGCGGTTGAGAGTGGGAACGGCCGCACCATCGCCCTCTCCGAAGCCTATAAGCGCGGCCTGGCCGACAAGTACAAGACATGGCTCAAAGGCGAAGCCGAACACTTCGGGCTCAAACCGGAAGACGTGGAAGGGATGCAGCAGCCGGTACTGGTCCGCCTGCGCGACGAGAACGATTCAAACACCGATCGCGCCGAGTTTGCCAGGGAGGCGAACCAGAGCAGCAACCTCGGCTCCTCCCCAGCCGAACAAGCATGGTCCGACTCCGAGCGGATAGACGACACCCTCCTCAAGAAGTTCCAGCCCGACGAGGACGGCGAGATCTACTGCGACGACAACATGGACTTTATCAACGGATTTCTCGACAAACTCGGGAAAAACGAATCGGCCAGCCTCCGGGACGCCGACGGCGATCCGAACAAGAAGGCGATCGAGCGGATCCAAAACGCGGTCTTCACCAAGGTGTACGGCAGCAGCGTACTGACCGAGCTGCAAGCCGAGAGCGCGAAGCCGAAGATCCGGAATGTACTCCGGGCCCTGAATGCCTGCGTCGGAGACTTCGCCCAGGTGAAGGGGCACGACGACCTCGACGTGGTCCCCGACATGATGGAGGCGATCGAATACACGTTGAGCCACCAGGGACAGAGCCGCGCCGAGCTGGAGCACACCCTCCGCAACGCGGGCTCCCTCAACTTCACCGGGGATACCCCGACCTTCAAGACCGACTACGCCACCGACATGATCCTGGCAATCGCCGACCGCACCGGATCCAGGAGCCGGCTGGAAAACGTCTTTAAGGGGATAAGCCACGCCATCAAGACGGAGGTGGCGAGCAGGGAAAACCCCGAGGTCGATATGTTCTCGGGACCGGCAGAGCCCAAATCGAAGGAGACGGTGGTTAAGCAGGCCCTGCAGCAGGCGAACAGCGGCGCCGATCTCAACAAGGCGCAATCATTCCAGGCACGCGCCTTCACACACCTGCTGCTAAAACACCAAGGAGGTCAGCATGGCCGAGAACGACAAGGACAAAAAGCTGTACCAGCGGAAAGGGGACCTGCTCAAGCGGGCGCTGCAGGAAGCCGACCGGCTGGACGCAAAAGCGAACAGGAAGGCCAAGGCTGCCAAGAAGCTGAAGGAAAAGGCATCCGCCCAGGAGCAGGAGCAGCAGGCCGAGAAGGAACGGCAGGCAGCAGAGCCGGTAATGCCCGACTGATCAAGGCCCGCGTCCGGTCCTACGACCGGGTAACGCCCCACGGCGCCCTGGTGCATGTCATGGAGCACGAAGACAGCCGCGTCCGCAAGTACGGCCAGAAGCTCTCCTTCTCCCAGGACAGCCACGAGGTCCGCGGCCTCCAGCGGGAGCGATTCGGCCACCTGCCTCATTGGGGCAAGCTGGACGAGGCGACACGACTCAAGGTCCTCGACGCCGAGGATATCGCAGCAGACCAGCATAAGCGCCGCGAAGAAGGCACCAAGGGCGAAACCACCCCCATGGCTGAACACCTGCCAGGGGACCGCTCCGGCATGCTCCAGATGCGGATGTTTAAGTCGATCCGCACCATCCCCGACCGGAGCCTGCTGATCAAATCTACGGCGATTGCCAATCACCCCGGATACGTGCTCCGCACAACGGCCGGACCCGACGGACAGCCCGTCCGCCGCTGGTTCCGCGCCGGATCCGCAGAGGCGGTCAGGCTCGGGCACGCTGCAACCGGAGCGTTCTCCCCCGAGGAGGCAATGATCGACGCCATGCGCCAGGTGGCGGTCCCGTACTTCTCCGACACCAGCGAGAGCAACCGAATGACAGCCAGGCGCTCCGCCCACCTCCGCCAACTCGCCCTCATCGGCAATATCGATGCGATTGCCAACCTGAGCACCAGCCGGACCCGCGCCAACTACGCGGCCGTCGATGATTACAGGGCGGAGCTGCTGGCCGCAGCCAACGCAGCACGGAATATCGCGCCACCGGAGGAAACCCTGGCCGCGGCGCCGGCACCGACCACCATCACCGCCGGCAACATGCAGAACTCGGCGCTGATCTCCGCGCAGAACAAGATCAATCGCCTTTACGAAGCCGCCCAGGAGGAGGACCCGGTCGCGGCCATCCTCGCCATCCAGACCACCAGGAGCAACGGGTACACCAGAGCGGCCGACGACTACCGCACCCTGCTGCTGCGCCACTTCGGCCACAACAGCGACGGCACACCGCAGCCGGCAAGCCAGAGCGGAGAAGCGAACAGCACCCCAATGCCGCAGGCCCCAGTAGTGCAGCGCGAGACAGCAACCCCACGCTCGGCACCCGCACCGAGGACCCGGCGCCCCTCAGCACCAGCCGCGGCCCAGCCGCCCACAAACCCGGTACCGGGATCCGCGAACCCGCTCAACCTGACCGAAGCCCAGCTCGGATTCGTGCCACGGCCGGATTACCCCCTGACTTATTACACCGGCACCGATGGCTACTGGAACAACCGCGGGCAAGCCGGAGCCATGCAACCCTACCGCGACACGGCGCAGCGGGACCTGGCACGCCGGTACATCACCCAGGACGCAGCCATGCAGAACCGCGCCAGGGACTACCAGGCCGGGACCTGGGTACCGGACACACCCGAAGCCCGAGCCCAGCGCGAGGCAGCAGAACGCACGGCAGCGGTCGAAAGGGACAGAGCCGCCAGAGAGGCAAACGAGAGGAACCGGGCAGCACTAACGAACCTACAGACCAAGCTCGTTCGTAGCGGATTCAAGGCACACGGCGTGCCAGGCGCCAACATCAGCGGATGGGGCATCGACTGGCCGGCCATCGGAGCCAAGGCCCAGAACGTCATGGGGCTCAACTCCCCAGACGAGCTGAAGCACGCGCTCGGTACGATGCTCGCCGACTACGGCGGAACCACCAGCTTTCGGGTCTCCGTATCGTCCTACGATGACAGGATGATAGCGGTAGAAATGAGAGGCAGCGACGGGACCAGGATTGACCGCACATTCACCAAGCAATCCACCGGAAAGGTGGTGGTGGACCACTCCTACTTCCAGGCCGGCACATCAGGAGGGAACAGCGGCAAAGCCTTTCTCCGCGCATCGATGGGAGTTTACAAAGTGATCGGAGCAACCCGAGTCGACGTCCACGCCAACATCGATGTCGGCGGGTACACCTGGGCACGCTTCGGATTCAAGGCGACGACCGCCAACGCCCTGCAGGTGATCAAGAACCAGGTCCAACGGAACCTCTCCTTCATGCAGACGAGCGACAAGACTGTGACAGCCGGAGGCCGCCGTAGCACATTCCGGCAATTCACACCGGACCAGGCTGCCAAGGTCGGTGACCTGCTGACCAGCAGCAACCCCGAGTCGATCTGGGCGATCGCCGATATGAAGCACAACGGCAACGATCTCGGCAAGGCGCTGCTGCTAGGCACCAACTGGTACGGATCGCTCGACATTACCGACGACAGCACTATGCGCCGCTTCGCCCGCTACGTGAACTAGTCATTGTACGGCAGTGGCTTACCCTCACTGAGGTAATCCACAAACAGGAGGACAGAACAGATGACGAAAGCACTTTTCGAGCACCAGGAAGGCGACCCGGTCCCGGATGACGTCATAGACGGCACAGAGGGGATGCTGGGCGAGGATACGCTGGAAACGGATTGGGACCTGGCAGACGGAGACCTGCCGCCTCCCGGATTCTGGCGCGGGGCCCACAAGCGCGGCGGAGAAAGGATCCCCGGTTTTACCGAGGACGAGTACAAGGCAGGCGAATCTTGGGGAGAACCCGAGGAGGAGAAGTAATAGCATGGCGACCTGCTTCATCTGCCCCAAGGGTAACGGAAGAATGTGCTCGGGAGGCTGCGGCCTCGAATGCAACGACTGCCCCGCCAAGGAGGGTAAATAACGTGCGTTTGCTCAAATCGCACGCATTGCGTGCAGAAACACCAAAGGACCCGCGTCTGGTTAAGGCCGACGAGGAGTACCAGCTGTGGTTGAAGACCCAGGGAGGCATCCGCCACCCGGCCGTGCTGATGAAGGCTCGCCCCCTCCAGGGAAGCATCGACTTTAACGGGCTCCCGATCAGCATCGAGACGGGACGCTCCCGGATCCGGGAGTGGCACGACCCACACAACGGCACCCAGGGCATGAGCCGCATGAGTCTCCCCTACGGGTACATCAAGGGGACCAAGGGAACCGACGGCGACCAGCTCGACGTGTTCATAGGCCCCGACCATCAGGCGCCAGAAGTCTACGTGGTGCATACCAACAAGCCGCCCACATTTGATGCGTATGACGAGGACAAGTGCTTCCTGGGACTGAACAGCCCCGAGGAGGCCAAGCGCCACTTCTGTGCCGCATACGACTGCCCCGAGTTTTTTGGCAGCATGAGCATCTGGCCCTTCGAGGAGTTCAAGGAGGCAGCGTTTACCCGCCAGGGAGAGCGCCTGGACAACACCCGGTACCTGCCGCCCCCCGAATCTCCAAACGGGATCATGGAAGGACCCGGCCGGCTGTTCACCGAGGCAGAGCTAAGACAGAGAGCACAGGACGTGATCGAGCAGAGGGATGCCACTTATGACGGGCTTTCCGCCGTCCAGGATCCGCTCCGTAAATCCGGCGAGGCCATCTGCAAACAGATCGGCGACGCCATGGGCCTCGACTGGAACAAATACAGCCTCGACGAGTTCTGCGACGGCATGTTTCACGAGGAGGAGCACGCCGACGTCGTGGACTACAACCAGGAGAAGGTCGCACGCATCGTGCTCCAGCATCTCGACGAAGACCCGGAATACTACAGCCACCTCAAGATCGCCAAGGACGCCGGAATCATGAAATCGGTCCTGGCCACCCTGGGCCGATAACATGCCCCTGCGCCGGGCAGAGATCACCGGGCATGCCTGGGACCGATTTGTTACCCGGTGGGAGGGAACCCGCCCCATATGCTGGCACCGAACGCTCCAGGCGATCATGAGCACAGCGCAGGAGGAGGACCTGGGATACGGGCAGGTCCTCCGTCTACTGAAGAACCGGATGGTTCCGGCTCGATACTTCATCACCGAGCACTGGCGCTTCGTCACCAACGAGGCAGTGACCATGATCCTCACCATCGAGCGGCCATACCGAAGGGGCACGCTGAAGAACCAGAAGAAAAACAAATACAAGCAAAGGCAAAAGTGTTGACACTGTAGCGTATAGCAAACTACACTCGCACGTAAATGCAGACAGCGCCCAGATTGATATATCTGCTCCGTAAGAGCATCCAGACAGACGAGGCAGCGATCCCTGTGCTGGCGCGAACTGACCTGCCCCTCCGGTTTCATTACAGAGGCAGGGAAATAAACATAGAGGCCACCCCCAAGGGGAACCTCATCATCAAAGAATCACGCTTGGCAGGGAACAGCGGGGAGTAGCCGTAAGGCAAATGACCCGTCCAGCTATAGGCGACCACCGGTACATCCGGGGTCGCCTTTTTGCGTTCTAAGGATCCCGCATGGAACAGCACGAGCCAGAAGAACAGCGCGACATCCTATTCGAACTCCCGATCGAGGTCGAACTAAGGAAAAGCGGCGACGGCAACCGTCGGATCATCCGCGGATATGCCTCCACCGAGGACATGGACCAGGACGGCGAGGTGGTGCTGAAGAACGGCATCGACTTTGCCCCGCTGATGGCGACCGGCTTCCTCAACTACGACCACCAGGCGAAGTGCCTCCAATGCGGCCACGTCTCCCCGTTTCGGAAATGCCCAAGCTGCGGATCCAGCGGCGGCAAGATGCCGTTCATCATCGGATACCCGACCAAGGCGGAGATCCGAGACAAGGGGCTCTACGTCGAAGGCGAGCTGCTCCAGTCGAGCGGGAACACCAGGAGCGAGCAGACCCGCCTGGCAGACGAGATGTGGGAACTCGGCACTGCACTGCAGAAAGCCGGAGCCCCGCGGGCACTCAGTTACTCCGTGGAAGGCGGAGTGATAAAGCGCCACGGCAACAAGATCGTCAAGTCGCTGGTGACACACCTGGCTGTAACGCACAAGCCGGTCAACATGAGCGCCACCGTCGAGTGCTTCCGCAAGAGCATGTGCTGCGGTCGCTGCCACCCCGGCCACCCGCTGCATACCCCAGGGCACCAGTGCGGCAGTCACGACCACCCGGCCGAGGCGGAGCTACAGAAGGCCCTGGGGACCGACACCGGGATCCCGATGGCGAACGGCAACGCGCCGACCATGCGCGAAAACCTCGACAGGGGATTCACCCAGGTCCTCTATGGCGCCGAGCAGATTGCCACCCCCTGCGGATGCTTCGACCCCGACACGATGGCCTTCAAGGGAGGCATCCCCGGAACGGTCGAGCACCTCAAGAAGTGCCGAGGCGCAAGCCACCAGGAAGCGATCACGTTTTTACGAAAGGCCATAGACATGGCCGGAGGTAGGCCGGACATCAGCGCTGCGCTGAAGGCCGCAGGCATCATCAGCTAGACCAACTACAGAAGGAGGAGAAGGCATGTTCAAAAAAGCAATGGAGGAGCTGGAAGCACTCTCGAAATCCAGCAACCCCGGAGACGAGCTGGAGCAGCTGACCAAAGCGCTGCAGGAAGAACTCGGCGCAGGGTTCGATGTCGTGCTGCGGAAATCGGAGACGCCTGCGGAAGGGACCGAAGAAGCGGAGGAGCTTCGCAAAGCCCAGGAGGCAGAGGAAGCAGAGGAGCTTCGCAAATCGAAAGAGGCGGAGGAGGAAGCCGAAACACTGCGGAAATCCCAGGCACGCCAGCAGATCGAGGACGAGCTGCTCGTCGAGGCGAGCGAGGCATACGCCGACCTGCAGAAATCGGTGGAAACCGGGACCAACGCCATGCTGGGCGAGATGGAAGTGCTCAAAAAGGCCGTGGGCTCCCTCCTCAACCTCAACATCAAGCTGGCCGGCGTCATCGGGGACCTCTCCAAGAGCAAGGACGAAGGCATGGAGCGGATCGCCAAGTCGGTCAGCGAAATTGCAGCCACCCCGCTGGCTCCCAACGCAGCCAGGCTCGGCCAGGGATCCGCAGCCGAGAATGACGGAGGCGAACTGAAGAAATCGATCTCCGAGGTCATGGAATCCCTGCAGAAGGCTGTCCAGGAAGGGAAGACCCACGCCAGGTACCTGACCGACTTCGGCACCTACAAGAGCGTCGACCGGCTTCCCGCCGAGGTCAGGGAACTCATCGGCGCATAACCCACAACCCCCGGTCTGCTACAGCAACCGCACATCAACAGGAGGAACACCCACATGCTACACGTTCAGAGTTACGACCAGATGCTCAAGGCAGGAGGCTATAACCAGACCGGCGACCAGATAGTCGACGACCTGCGGAAAGCCCTCCAGACCAACAGCGGCGTCGCCATGGCAAACGGCAACGGCCCGCTCATGCTGGAAAACCTCGACGGTGTGATGACCGAAGTCCTCATCACCGAGAGACACTTCAAGCTGTACAACCTGCTGCCGAAAGTACCGAGCGCAACCCCGTACTACGAGTACAACGTCCACAAGGGTTTTGGATCCAGTCGCAGAGGCGGCGCCGGCTTTGCCCAGGGCGGAGCACCGAAGGGCGGAACCTCGAACTTCAAGCGCGAAGGCATCTACAACAAGTTCCTGGGTACCCAGGGCGGCGTGACCCACCAGATGCTGATCACCGGCCAGAACGGCGGCGCATTTGAAGACCCGACGGTCCGCGAGAACCGCGACCGTACCCTGGAACTGCTCGAGAAGGTCGAGCGCGAGCTGATCTTCTCCAAGGAGAGCATCCTCGACGAGAGCGGCAACGACGTTAACGCCGACGGTCTCCTGGCCCAGCTCACCGAGCACTTCCCTCAGAACGTGATCGACATGCAGGGCGCCGCGCTCACCTTCGACGAACTCGACGACGCGGCCGAGGACTTCATCACCTCCGGCAAGCAGGCCTCCGTGGACGGGTACCAGATCCTCATGTCCCCTCACGTCAAGAAGGGGCTCAACAAGCAGTTCGGATCCCGCGACATCGTCCGCTTCAACAAGGACATGCAGACCGGGAACAAGTTCACCCCCGGCACGGCAATCGACAAGTACGACTCCGAGTTCGGCACCTTCCAGTTCGACCACAGCATCCTGCTCCAGGAGGTCGAAACCGGCCAGCCGCTGTTCGACGGCGCCCCGGCTAACACCCCCGGTACCCCGGCGGTCACTACCCAACCGCTCGCCGCTGACGATGCAGCCGGTCAGCACGTGCCCGGCACATATTACTACAGCGTAGCAGCCTTCAACGACACAGGCGAGTCGATGCCGGTGATAACCGAAGGGGTTCTGGTGGACGATGCCACCACCAAGGTAACCACTGTCATTACCCGAACCGCAGGCGCAACCGGCTACCGCATCTACCGCGGCCAGCTCGCCGACGGTAGCGACGCGAAGTGGATCGACAAGGTCGCACAACCGAGTGCCGGCAATCTGACCTACATCGACAAGGGCGAATGGCACACCGTAGACGCCTACGGTAAAGCAGCCGACGGCCTTGCCCTGGTGATCAAGCCCGATGCGAAGGACATCTGCATCGCGCAGATGACCCCGCTCATCAAGATGCCGCTCCCCCAGGCCGGCACCACCTTCCCCTTCCTGCTCCTGCTCTACATGGTAGCCGTTATCAAGGCCGGCCAGAGGGTGAAGATCTACAAGAACTGCGGCACATACTCCGCATAGGAAGTACTCCACAGCATTGCACGAGGGAGAGGCGGAAAACCCGCCTCTCCCCATTCTTAAATCTCCCCAGGAGGTATCAATGTCACGGACCATCGAGATCATCAGCAGGCACAAGGGCAAGATCAGATTCAAGTGCAAGGGCGAGCAACGCCTGGTCGTATTCGAGGACAAGGGGAACGTCGGCGTCGCCAAGGTGAACAACGACGAGGCCGAGGTATTCCTCAAGGTTGGCAAGCCCGACTTTTGGAAAGAAACCACCATAGAGCTAAAGCCTCCCGCCAAGCCCCAGGACGACCAGGACGACAAAAAGCCCGCCCAGGACGACCAGAAGGACAACGAAGGCATGGACCCCGGCAAGGGCACTGGCGAAGCTGGCGAGGGCAATGAAAAGAAGGACGAAGTGGTCACCAAGCGCAAGCACACGGACGTTATCGCGGACATCAAGGTCGCCGAAACCGTCGAGGCAGTCGACGCGCTGATCGTAGGCGAAGAACGTCCGAGCGTCCTCTCCGCAGCCGACATCAGAAAAGAAGACCTGACCACCCCCGCGTAACAGCCAGCCGAGAGGCCAGGCATCAACAATAAACCCGGAGGAAAACGCACCATGAAAAACATTTCCGCAACATCGAAAGCCGTCGCCATCCTGCTCACCGTCGCCATCCTGCTGGCTCTGACCATCCCGGCGTTCGCCTGGAAGGACGGCGGGGAATACCCGTCGAATCCGTCAGGCCAGTACAGCACCGACTTTGCCCCGAACACCTGCACCAGCGCTGCGCTCGGGACCAAAACCGTGCTTAATGTCCCGGTGAACAACGCTAGCGCATACAAGTTCTGGTTCACTGCCACCACAGCAGGCACGGCCACCACAGGCATCTTCAAACCGTCCGCGCTCACCAAGTGGAGCGACAGCGGCACAGCCCGAATCTCCACCGACAAATTCACCGTCGGCAAGGGGGTGAAGAACCTCGGGTTTGCTCCTATCAGTTCGGCCACCGAAAACACCGTCACCTACTGCATCCAGACGAGATAACCCGATGCTTACCGGAATCAGCATACACCTTCGAAAAGGTGAGTATTCCCGGTACGAAGCGACCCGCTCGGTGGTGAAGGCCAGGATAATCCCGGTCCCCGCCACCGAGCTGGCAGCGGAGCAGGTGGTCGTAGCCATCGAGAAGAAAGGCGTGGTGATCGCCACCCAGGTCGTCACGCTCCAAGGGGACATGCCCAAAGGCACCGTGGTCGAGTTTGACCTGACGGCCATCGTCGACGCTGATGGGACATCCCACATCAACCGAGGCGACTACCAGGTGACCGCCACCCAGGGGGACGTCACCGCAGCAGCGGCATTCAAGGCGGCCATCGTTACTGCAGAGGAGATGCGAAAGACCTACTGCCAGGGGCTCCACCTCGTGGCCGGCGCCAAGCTCGCTCCGAAGCGGCAACCGTCTGCAGTCACCGGTGTCACCATTACCAATGTGGCCAAGGGAACCAAAAAAGGCGTGCATGCGCTCGCATGGGACGCCAGCGACGGGACCTTGACCTGGGGAGGCGGAGTAGCCATCCCTATCGACGAGGACAGCGACGATGCGATCCTCCTCGATGCTAAAGGCGCCTACATCGAGGTAGCGATTGACTATTACTCTCTGCCTGCAGCGGACGCCGCCGAAGGGATCCTTCTCGACTCCGAGGAGATGACCAACGAGTTTCTGTCGTCCGAGATCGAGAAGGCAACGCAGGAGGTCGAGAGCCTGCTCAAGATCATGCTGGAGCCAACCAGAGTGGCAACGGAGCCGTTTTATTCAAACCCGGCGATGGGCGAATACTACGACCAGAAAGCCGCCCCGCGAGCCTTCTACGAGAAGGACTTCAACACCCGCGGGCTCGGCTGGCACCTCGACATGCCTTACCACCAGGTCGGTAAAGTGGGCAACCTTACCGGCTACATCGGTAATACCAAGGCCCTACAGCTTAAGGACGGAGCCGTATCTGTGAACCGCAAGGCAGGCATCGTCGACGTGCTGCCATACAGCAGCGCCTACGCCATGTACTGGACGTTCTTCATGGGCATCAACTTCTGGGGAGTGCGCGAATTCATCGCCGACTTCTGGCGCTACACCGCCGTGATTGGTCTCGACGAGAAGGTCCCGGCCGAGATCATCAAGATGGTCGGGTATACCGCGGCCGTCTCCATTTTGACCACCGCCGAGCAGGCGTACCGTGCCGGCGTGAACTCCGAGAGCACCAGCAAAGACGGGGTGAGCGTCAGCCGCAGCTACAACGCCAAAGGCGTCTACGATACTGCCGTCCAGGAGTATAAGGATTGGCTGGACAAGAAGGCGCCCGAATTCAAGAAGCTGTACCGCGGAATCTCCATGGTGGTGGTCTGATATGTCGATACCCGTATCCGCAGTAGACCAGTTTGTAGAGGAGGAAGGCGAGCAGGTCCGGCACATGATCGGCATCCGCTGTTTTTGTCACGGCGCCGACGGCCAGCCGGACCCCAACTGCAAGGAACACGAGGTCGGCGGCTGGCTGTTCCTTGAGGAGCGCACTATAACCGGCCTAGTGACCGATATAACGCAGCGCCGTGAACTCATGGAGACCGGGGTGTTTGAGCCTGGGGACTGCATGTTCTCTCCGCTTTCCGAAGACACGGTGAGCGAGGGCGACAAGATTATCTTCACCTGGTCGCTGCCGCACGGACAGGGGGACCCGCTCGTCAGATCCTCCCAGGACTACGACACCCTGTATTACGAGGCGGTCAAGAGCATCCTCTGTTACGACGAGAACAAGGTGTTTTACAAGCAGGACCGAGACTTTAGGTTCGAGGGGAAGAAGATCGTCTGGCAATGGACAGGGAAGTCCCAGGACGGTAAGACTCCCCGTATGTTCACCCGCTACGTGGTGAAATATCACGCCTACATCGAATGGCTGGTGTTTGTGCCGCCAGTCACTAGGGTCAGTGCAGGCGAGGATATTGGTTCCAAGGTAATGTTGCGCAAAAAGCATCTCATGGAGCGGCGATGAGCGACATGTTGAACCTGCAGGCAGCCGTGAACCAGGCAGCGCAACACGTGCAGGCCACTTGGCAGCAGGTGGTGATGGGGAGTGTCTCCGTGCCCGGAGCCAAGGAGATCACCGCGAACATCGGACTGCGCCGCCTCTACGCCGACAACATCGTGCTGAGCAGCCAGCTCAAAAACGGCGACAACCTGACCCAGCGGGTCATGGCCATCAAGCAGATAGCCAACCAGTTGGAAACCGGCTGCGGTCCGTTCGACATGAAGCCCGCACTGCTCAACGGCCCCAAGTCACGGGTCAGCAAAAAGGGTATCCGGTACAACATCGTCCCATTCCGGCACGCGGCACCAGGTGGGACTAAAGACTCAAACTTCAGGGCCATGCCCGCGAGCATCTACCAGAAGGCTCGGGAACTGAAGGCGACCGTGCAGAAGGGTAACAAGCTGGCCTGGGGAGGCCGTCTCAAGAGTCCTCTCGGCATCCAGAGCAACCCCACCACCGGCTACAAGCACAAGGCGCCCATCCACGAGGGAATGGTCCGGATCGAGAAGCAATACGCAAAAGCGAGCCAGAGCAAGTATCTGACTTTCCGGATGGTGAGCAGCAACTCCGATCCCGGCTCCTGGATCCACCCGGGATACGAGGCGCACCACATAGCAGCCGCAGTGAGCAATTTCTGTCGGCCCGCCGTAGAGGCGATGGTCCACGACGCAGCCGTCGCCGACCTGCTCCAGGCCAGCGTCAGCATGGAGGCGAACTGATGGGCTTTCCCAACATAGACAAGATTCTGATCAAGATGTTCTTGGCCGGATTCAACGGTCTGAAAGCGGACCCAAGCCCGCTGCTCGACATCTTCGATGACTTCGACGAGGCGGACCTGGCCCAAGTGGCACACTACATCACGCGCAAGCGCTACAACGCCGACCTGCGAGATCACGAAGAAGGCCAAGTCTATATCGTGGGGAGTTTCCCGCGGGCCGACATGATGTTCCCTCAGATCACCGTGAACCTCGGAGAGGACAACTCGGACCGCTACATGGGCGACTCGACAGGGGAGAGCATCCCGGTGTTAGACGGTGACGACAACTTGATTGCCCACGACATCGTTAAGGGATACTACGGCAAGAGCCATTGGCTAATCAACATCATCGCCGCCACCAAGGACGAGACGATCTGGCTCTCGCGCTGCTGCCAGTATTTCATCTGCCTGGGCATGCTGGAGCTGGCCCAAAAGGGCATGAACGAAATCGACATCGCCATGGCCGACCTTAGGCCCGACCAGCAGCAACTCCCGATGGAGGTATTCAACCGCGCCATCAAAATCACCGGCGTCACTGAGAACACCTGGAAGGTCCGGGTACCAGTATACGACTACACAACAGGTACCAACCTGGCACTTTAAATGAGGAGAACGGAAATGCCCAAAAATGCCGCAGCCACAGAGGCCCCTGGCGAATTCCCAATCACGGCGGCGGAATTCGTCTCGGGAATAAAGAACTCCCAGGCCGAGATGAAACGCGCCTTCCTGTCACAGATGAATAGCGCCGGCGAAACTGGGAGAAAGTCAAAGGGCGAATGGGCAACGCTTTACGACCTGTTCCGCAACAAGCCGATCGGCACGTCCTGGGAGTCCTGGTCGGCCACCAAAAACAACGAGGGGGAGTAACCGATGGGAAAAGGAACATTGTGGAACGGTAAATACTATTCGATCCCGCAGGCCGCATCGAGAATCGACTCGTCGGCCCTGGCGCGCAGCCCGCTCGGTGGCGCCAACAAACTGGTTATCATGGGCGACATGATCGGCCTGATCCCTCCGGGGAAGGCAACCAAGATCAACAACCCGTCGCTGGCCCAAGCCCTGCTGCACCCGAGCTGCGAGGAGGTCCGCCTGGCCGCACAGCTGGCCTTCGACCCCTCCCCCGGCAGCGAGATCCCGGGAGCGAGCGAGGTCTACCTGGTCCCCACCAACCCAGCAGTGGCGTCGAGCATCACGCTGAGCGCGGCGCTGAAACTCACCAGCCACATGTTCGGCCTGCCCGCCAACCAGGTCAAAACCAAGGTGGAGGCTGGTACCACAGGTAAAAAGTTAACCATCGTGTACCAGGACCAGACCGAGGCATTCGATAACCTGACCAAGTCCTCCTTCAGCATCCAGTACACCGGCGCGGCGGTCGCGGCGGTCATGACTATCAACATAGCTGCCGCCACCCATCTGCTGAGCACGGCATGCACGGCAGTCCCGGCCGACAACCTAGCGCTGGACCTCAACGTCTACACCACCATTCAGGCCCTGGTCGACGCCATCAACTCCACTGGCAAGTACACCGCCGTCGTGCTGACTCCTTCCCCGGGCGACTCCACCATGCAGATGGACAGTGCTGCTGCCGTCGACATTAAGACGGGAGTCTACACAGCCAAGAGCGACCTGCAGGCGATGGTCGATCGCATCACCAAGTTCTCCGGCTACGTGATGGCCGAGCGCATAGCCGACGCCGGCGCGGCCCCCGCCAATGCGGATTGGGCCTACCTTGCTGGCGGCAGCAACGGCGTCACTACCAACAACACCTGGCAGACGGCGTTCGACCTGCTCAAAACCGTAGACATTCAGCTGGTCCTCCCGGTGACCTCCGACACATCCCTGCACGCCATGGGCGACACCCACTGCGACTATATGAGCGGCCCCAACGGGAAATCCGAGCGGCGCCAGTTCGTGGGAGGCGCGCTGCAGTCCTGGAACAGCGAGGTGAACCGGGCGGCCTCGGTCGCGGCACTCAAGGCCGCAGCTAAGGCACTCAACTCCGACCGCACTATGCACGTGGGCCTGGGAAGCTACCACTACGACCCGAACGGCACGGCCAAGCTTTACCCGGCCTACATCACGGCCGCCATGTATGCCGGCATCGCCGCCGGCGGCTCCCCGGTGCTGCCCCTGACCCGGAAATACCTGCGCTGCCTCGGCCTGGAGGACGAGCTACGGGTCTCAGAGATCGAGGACTTCTTGGACACCGCAGCTGGCGTCGCCGTGCCGATCCCCGACATGGTCCAGGGCGCCGGATTCGTGGTGAGCCGGCAGATCACCACCTGGGGGCAGAGCGACGACCTGTACCGCATCGAGTTCTCTGTAGGCCGCGGTGCCGACTACATCGCACGCGAGGTGCGCAAACGCCACGACCTGCTGATAGGCCAGGGCGGCATCGAGCAGATCGACAGCACCATCGTCAACGTCACCAACGCAGTCCTCGAAGCTGCAAAGTTGGCAGGCTACATCCGCAACTACGACCCGAAAAAAACCAGCCTGCGCGTCGACGGCACCATCCGCTACGTGGATTACAGCGCCGAACCGGTCCTGCCGATCAACTGGATTTTCTCGACCCTGTTCCTGCAGCCGACCACGTTCAGCATCGGCCTGTAACACCACTTACCTGTGCCCCTCTCCGGAGGGGCCACACTCATAGCAGAAAGGAGCGTGCAGCATGAAAAACACCATGACGGGCAACAGGGCCCTCTTTAAAATGCGCGGAATCGTCGTAGGCGCGGCACAGAACGTCACCTGCAGCGACGACTTCGGCCTCCAGGATGTGGACGGGCTCGGCAACGCCGAATCGCTGGAACTGATTCCCGGGAAAAGAACCCACACCATCTCCGGTTCCAAATATTTCGTCTCCAACAAGAACCTGATCCAGCTGGGCATGATCCCCAAGTCCGATGAATGGCTCACTGCCCCCGACTTCGAGGTCGAGATCATCGACTGCATATCCGGAGCCACCGTCGAACTTTACACTGGCTGCAAATTCGGATCACACAGCAGGCAGTACGGCAAGCATTCAGTCTGCGGGGAGGATTTCCAGATTAGATCCCTCCACAAAGCGCAGTAATCCACCCACCACGGCAGAGGGGGGAGGAGCACCTCTCTGCCGTGCAGCACCAAAAATAAAAAACACAGGAGACCCCTAATGGCTTTCGTAAACGAGACCATCTTCAGCATCGAGAGCAATATCAATGAGGAGACAGGCGAACCGTTCGGCGAGAAGTACCGCGGCACCTTCGCCATCCGCCGGCCCAACCTGCAGGACAAGATCGCCATCGCCAGCAAGCAAGCTGCCGCCTTGTCTGCCTATGGCGCATCTAACCCGAACATGATCGCTCCCAGCGTGCAGATGCTGGCCAAAATTTTCGCCTTCATATGCACCGTGTCCAAGGAGGAGCCACCGGCGTGGTTCGACGCGACCAAGCTGCACGACGAGGATGAACTAGCGCTCGCCGAGGTCTGGTCGGAGGTCCAGACCTTCCTCAGGACCTTTCGACCCAAGAACGGTAGCACTGCAGGCGCAGCAGGAGATGAACAGTCTGAAAACATGGTACCGTGAGAAATATAATCTCCCGCGCCATGACCCGCGTTTCCTACTCATGACCGATGAAGAATTCGCGCTGGAATACGAACTTGACCTGGCGCTGAAAGGCGGCGAGCTCAAAAAATGCTTCCAATGCGGATACCAGACCCACCGGACCGAGTGCCCGCACTGCACCATCGACGGCAAGCCAATGCAGCTGACCGGAGACCCAGTTATCGACGATGCCTTCGCCAGGATGGAGGCGGGCGAGGACGTGGGTGATCTGGAAACGCTGCTGCGCTCCGGCTCATGGGCATCGGTAGAGCCAACACTCGAAGCAGAATCGTGAATTAGAAGGGAGGGGAGACCCTCCCTTCTCAAGTAAAGGAGTCGCCATGGGCCTGCATATCCCGATAAAAGTCGATACCGCGCCAGTCCGGAAAGGGATCCTCGACGTCCAAACGTTCGAAAGTGAACTTTCGAAATTGGAGGAGTTGGGGCAGATCGATATAACAATGACCGGTGTCAAAACCTTCGCCGAAGCGGCGCAGGCCATGGACGTGCTCTTAGATGGACAGCAGAGGCTGGAGGACATCACCAGGAGTTCCAACGGCTTCTTTTCCACAGTGGCACAGGAGCGTCTCAAAGAACTGCACAAGCAGCGCGAGGCGCTTGAAGAGATCATGGACCTCACCGAGCGCAGGGAGGCAAGAGAGAAACGCGCCAACGAAGGGGGACCTCCGCGCAGGCCCAGACGCCCAGGGGGAGACGGAGGAGGGGGGAGCGGCGACGGCGCCAGTGACCACAGCAATACCGATGCCATCAAAAAGGCGCTCAAGTGGGGGCTCGCTGCAGCCGGCGGCTTCTCGATCCTCGCCTTTCTGGGACAGTCCCGCTCCAGGTATCAGCAGTCGGTAGGTCACGAGGCGACACTGAACGCAAGGGGTATCAGTGGAGGCTACGGCGCCGGCGTAGGCCTTGGCATGGGACCGCTCGAATACATGGCGCTGATGGAAAACATCAGCCAGTCGGCAGGCATGGGAGGGAGTCGAGCCCGCGGCGCATCGCGTTTATCGGCCGCTTTCGGACGTGCCAACGGAGTGGACCCCAATTCGGTCGGTACCATGTACGGTACCATGTACGGCGCAACCGGTAACGCAGGTCTGGCGAGCCCCGCACTGATGCTGATGGCCGAATCAGTCAAAAAGGGGATGGACAAGGCCCGTATGTCCGAACTGCTGAGCATGGTCGCAAGGAACACCAACCTCACAGCCCAGTCCATGCACGGCGCCGGAGCCAGTAACAGCCAGGCGCTCACAGCTGCCGCAATGGCTGCTGCAGTCATGGGACTCAAAGACGACGCGACCTACAAACAGTACGCTAAGAGTACCGAGTTCGCCAATGTTGCGCAAAACGGACTCCGCGGCGCTGGTTCGGCCCCGGGCGAGATCATGCTCTGGAAGGAGTTGGGGGGCTTCAACGGCCAGATGTCCTGGCGTAAAATGTTCGAGATGGAGCAGATGAAGGAGGGAGGTTTCCTGCAGAACCCTCAGGCGCTCAAGGGCATCCTTGGGAACCTAAGCGGCAGCCGGGAAGACCAAGCCGCGCAACTCATGAAGATGTTTCCCGACTGGAAGCTCTCCACCAAGGGCGCCACCTCGCTGATCGATATCGCCGACAGTCCGCTTTTTAGAGACGCCGCGGCCAGTGGCAAGAACATGCAGGGACTCAAGGGCGGGTCCAGGGGCGAGCGCCGCCTAGCCGCTGATCTCGAGAAAGAATTCAACAGCCTCCCGGGCGCCGGCAAGATGACCTTGGCTGCCCAGGTCGAGGCCGAGCAGATCAAGGCCGGCGAAAAGCTCAACGCCATGTTCAACAAGCTGGAACGCGTCGGCCTGCGCGTGATAGACAAGCTGGCCGATTCCAAGGCGGTGGACCACCTGGTCAAGGCCTTTGAAAACCTCGGCGGCACCGTGAATACGTTGATTGACTACATAGAAAACCCCACCAAGGCGACAGCAAAGAGGGCTGGCAAGGGAATACTTAACACCGGCAAAGAGGCCCTGCAGAGCCTGGAGGGTATTCCTGGCACAATATCCTGGGGCAAGAAATTCGTTACCGAAGCCGCAGCCGATGGCAAAAGTCCGTTCGGTGCGCTCGGGGACCTCATTTTTCAAAAGATCACCTTGCCTATCGTAGACGCGCTGCACAAGGCTAACAACGACCCCAACTGGCGTGGGACCGCGCCAGCCGCAAGACCGGTCTCGAGCAGGTAACCAACCGGGGCAAAGATTTTGATATACGCTACATCACCGTGCTAGGATAAACCCCATGGACCAATTTCTAAGCACATATTCCCCACGTTGCCGAGTGACCGTCAGAGACCTCGCCACCGGAAAGGCCCGACCGATAGGCCCACGCCTGGACGGCGACATCACCGATGACGTGTTGACGCTGACCACAGCAAAGGCATACGGACGTGCCGCCGGAACATTTCAGATCGTGCTCGCCTACCGCATCATGCCCAACGGCCAAACCTATGCCAACGCGATCATCCCGGACGACATTGTCAGCATTGAGCTGGACGCAGGAGACGGCAACGGTATGCAGATGGCCATGCTGGGACTGGTCGACCGACCGGCGCGATCCTTTACCGCGGTCGACGGCATACCACAGCGCAGCGTCAAGCTGAGCGGCCAGGACCTTGGCAAACTCCTGCAGCGCCACCGTATCGGTTGGGACATAGCCGGCGCCCAAGTGCAGATACCAGGGCAGGGCGAGAGCCCTGTCACGCGCATCATGAACTCCTACATGCGCCGCGTTCCGCTCCAGGTGAAGACCCCGCCTGACCTCTGCGAGGTGCTGCTCACTATGGCGCTGGACGATATGTCCAAGATATCGCCGACCATAAGGTTCAACGACCAATCGGCCGATGATTGGATCCTCTGGGACGACTCCATGGCGTTCATCCGGGACACGACCGCCTGGGACGCGATGAAACGCGCCGAGCACGACCCAGTCAACACCCTCACCACGGAGACCACTGGCCCCAACAGCTTCGAGGTCCGCCTGGAACCAACCCCGATCGGCAACGACGGCAAGCTCGCCACTGCCATCGAACACACCATACAGGACGTAGACATCGTGATGGAGGACGTCGGAGTTTGTGATGCCGAGCGCATCAACTTACTCTGTTACTGGCCCACGATCTACCAGCTCGCGGTATCCGGTCAGGTCGACATCGTTATGGCCAATCCGGACCTGACGCAGTTCGATCAGGACAGTATCCGCCAGCACGGATACTGCGTCAAAATCATTCAGGACGACTTCAACACTCCGGACGTGAAGACGGGCCTGGACAAAAACGCCGAACAGAAGGTCGCGGCGCTCGCCATCCCCAAAGCTAAGATGTTCTGGGAATGGTACCGCAGAAACCACGAACTTGAATCGGGCACCTACACCGTCCACCTGTCGCCTCAGATACGGGCCGGCCACGGTCTACTCGTGAAACAACGCTCCGGCGCCGCTATGGAGTATCTGATCGAGCAAGTGACTCATCAATGCACATTTGCAGGCACCCCCCAGTTCATAACCTCCCTGCAAGTCACCAGAGGGCAAAAGCGATGATCGACGAGACAGGCGCCAGACTGCAGGAGTCGCTGCGAGAGCATCCGGCAGTCCGCGAGACACGACAGATTGACCGGATTTTGAAGGGGACTATCGTCGGCATCAAATGGCGCGACGATACAGAGAATCAGACCGGACAAACACTGGTCGACTTGATCCTTTGGGGAGGCTACCCAAACATCAACAACGTGCCCATGAGCGCGGAAAAGTTCCACCAGGGAAACGGGGAGGAGTGGTCCCCTGAACTGGGCGACTTGGTACTGGTGGCGTTTGTCAACGGTAGTTGGTCCGAACCAGTGATTATAAAGCACCTCCACCTGCCACAGGAAGGGGACGACGCCGTCCAGGCCGCTACTGCCGACGCACCCCAGGACAAGCGCCGCTACCACTTCCGCTGCAACAAAGCGGACATTGCGGTCGACAAGGATGGCAACCGGATCACCGTGATCGAGGCCCACGACACCCTGACCATCAAGACCGGCGACTACAGCATCGACGTAGTCGACGGCAAATGCACGGTGCATGTGCTGGGGAAGACCGTCTGGACCAGCGAAGGGACCATCGAGCTCGACGGCGGCAGCGGCGCGCCCAAGGGATGCGTCCAACTTGATTCTATATGCCCGCTTCTCAGGGCGTCACACATCCACGGATCCGCAACCGTGAAAGCGAGCAAATAATGGCGATTTCAGCAGTAGGGATGAAAGAGCGGTACTTCGACAAGATTGCAGCGCTGACCAGTCAGGGAAGCGACTCCGAGGCCGCTATCGCGCAATCCGACGCCATCATGCTGTCTCTGTTTGAGGCCATATGCGAAGAGATCGTGGCTAACTCTGAGCTTGTCCCCATCACTACTGACAGCGGCACGGCTGGTGACGGCATTATCACCGGCACGGTTAAATAGCAGGAGTCCTTATGCAGTGGAACAAAAACATCCAGACTGGCGTCCGCACACGGGACCAGCGTCTCCCCTTTATGTTTGAGACCACTGGCATCCAGACCGCCGGTGCCCAGGCCAACCGCTACCAGCCCAGTAGCGAGTACGTGCTCCCGATCAACCCCGAGATGTACCGGATCGCCTACCCGACCCGCGCCAACGCCACGCAGACAATCGGCGGAGCTTTCCAGGACAATATCGGCCTGGGACTCCCCAAAATATCCATGCAGGGTACTTTTGGCTACCTCGGCAACCAGGTGGGCGGCCACGGCATGACGCTCGGCAGCAAAGTTAAGGACGCCTGGGAGATGTTCATTGAATTAGAGCAGACCTTCATGCTTTTCTATCAGCGCTTTGGCACCTACACGCTGCGCGGCGAAAAGGTCGACGAGGTGTTTCAAGGGAAGATCGACCCAAAAAACCCGCCGAGACTCAGCTTCTACAACTACACCGACCGCGACTTCTTCGTGGTGCAGCTCGATCGCTTCGAGTTCCAGCGCAATATCCAGCGCCGTTTCCTCTATATGTACGACATTCAGATGACGGTGCTGCAGCGGATCGATGCGCCGATCGACGAAGACGCCCTGGCCGAATATCTGGGATTAACTAACATCGCTGTGCCAGCAGACGACCTCTCCATATGGGGGAAGCTGCTCAAAGGTTACACTTGGGCCTACAATGCCATGAACGACGTAAGCAACCGCGTCGATCAGCTGAGAGGCACCATGCAGACCATTCGACAGTCGGTCGCTGGCTTCCGGCAGGGAATCAGCGACACCATCAATGCTCCTTTCGCCCTAGTCAATGAGGCAATAGCGACCACCGACAGTATCTTGAATACCGTAATCTTCATTAAGGACCTCCCGCACGAGTTCATCCAGGACCTGCGCAGCACCAAGCGTGCGCTGCTCATGCTGAGCCTGCACAAGGATCAGTTCAGGGTATCGGCCACCACCACAACGTCCGGGCCTAGCACCCTCCCCGCAGACTCGGACCCGAAAGAGATCGTCGCAGGCCCGACACCAGAGAACGTCGGGCAAGACGCGTTCGTTGCCATGGATAACCCTGAAACCACCATTTTTAGTGAACTTCTCGAATCCGAGCAACTGATCGCCTCCCAGGTAGAGCCTGTCAACCACGGCGACACCATGGAATCGCTCGCCAGCAGGATACTGGGCGACGCCTCGCAATGGAAACAGATCGCTATGCTGAACGGTCTGGAATACCCATTCATCGCCAAGGAGTGGTTTGACGCCTTCAGCCCGGCCCTGCTTAAAGGGCGGATCACTGTTCCAGCCAGTGCCTACGCCATTAACCTATGCACCGACATCAACCCCGACCACGGTCAGATCCTGCTGCTCCAGGAGGGCGAGACCCACGAGTACGCACCGATTATTGCAGCTCGGAACGGCATCATAACCATCAGCACCCCGCTGCAAAACTCCTACAGCACCGCAGCCACCGTTTCGTCCCATGCCACACGCCGAAACGTAATTTTCCCAGGAGACCAGATCAGGATACCTGGAACCCGAACCGGCGTGAGCGCCATCACAGCAGACGACCCAGACTTCTACGCGCAGCTGTTGGGTACCGACGAATCTATAGGTGTAAGCGGCAAACCCGAGGCAGCCATCAACGACCTTTACGTGTCGGGAGTCACTAACCTGGAGATGCAGCTACAACACCGGCTCACCACTATGCGCGGGGAACTTGCAGCACTGGGACACCCTCAGTACGGATCACTGCTGCCGCTCTACGTAGGACGGGTCAGCACCCCCATGTGGCACGAGCGTGCGCTACTAGAGGCAGAACTGACCATTGTTCAGGACCCGCGAGTGGCAGCCGTGGAGCGTCTTGACTTCAATGTGGACAACACCGCCATCACGATCCTAGCCGACGTGGTGCTGGTTGGGCAGACCTCCGCCACCAGGATGAGGCTTTTGATCGGATAGTGGGCAAAACATTTGATATGCGCTACAAGATAGTGGATACTGAGCGCTATTAATACGGAGGCACGGTGGGATTCTCGATCATTAAAATGGAGACCAGACTGGCAAACATGGTGGCATGGTTTGCCGGCAGCCAGAGTACCATCACGGATCTCCTGATTGGCGGGGTCACGCGCACCAAGTTCGAGGCCTTCGCTGTCGAGATGGAGGCGCAGGACTATCAGTTCTACGTCACCACCAAGAAGGCCATACCTGTTGCAGTTTATTCCGCTTTCGGCTTCGTGTTGCTCCCCGCCACCACAGCCAACGGCTATGTCACTTTCTCCAGCGCCACGCCGGTTACCGCCAACGTGATCATCCCAGCAGGAACCAAGGTCGCCACTGGCGCCGCCAGCGGCATCATGGAAAAAGTCTACGCCACCAGCGCATCCGTAACGCTTGCCGTGGGGCAGAGCCAGATAGACGCACCGGTGACATCGCTCACGCCAGGAACTGCCGGCAACATCAATGCTGCCACTCTCACTGTGATCAAGACGCCGGTAAACCAGATCGTGACGGTCACCAACGCCGCAGCAATCAACAACGGCACTAACCCTGAAACCGAGGCCAGCCGGCAATCTCGCTTCCGTAATTTCATCGCGTCCATATCCAGGGGCACGGCGGCGGCTATCGCCTACGGCGCCACCACGGCGGAGATCACCAACATCTACGGCAATGTGGTTGAACGAGTGGTCGACGCAAAGGTATTGCAACCACCGATTACCGCCGATTCACACTTTACCGTCTACGTTTGGAACGGCAGCGGCGTAGCCAGCGCCGATCTGGTAGCGCGAGCACAGGACATTATTGACGGATACCTCGACGCGGAAGGAACGCCGGTGCCAGGCTACAAGGCTGCCGGCGACGTCGCCAGTGTAGTTTCCGCCACCGTGGTGATCGGCAACGTCACTATCGAGATATTGGCCTTCCCCGGCGCCGATCAACCCACTCTGGAGATACTGGTCAGCGACACTCTCACCTACTACATCCAGAGCATCCCCGTAGGACAGAACTTCGTGCTCAATGAGGCCATCAAGCGCGTCAAGGGACTTCCTGGAGTTGACGACCTCAACATCACAGCCTACCCCGACGCGGAGCTTGCCGATGGGCAGGTGCTGATCCCTGGCGTCATGACGGTGGAGTTCTCCTGATGCTGACTCGCCTCCTATCACGGCTGCATAGGATATTCGACAAGAACCCGCAGCGCACCCCCGTTGTGAATATCGCCGTCGAGAGCTTCCCTGCCACCGCCACCGTCAAGGATTACCGACTTACCCTCTTCGCTGCTGGCCTCGACACCACAGTTATCCCTTTCGCCGAAATGACCGTGGCGCAGCTGGTCGCCACTATCCAGTCCGTCCCCGGTTACGACGCGACCATGGCATCTGCCAGTCACGGCGCCAAGCTTGCCAAGGGAATTCTCTCCGAAACCCTCGACCTGGCCCGCGATCCCAAACTCTACTACCCAGGCAGCGCCTCTTACTGCGAGTTCCAGGTCTACGCTGGAGCTCTCGAAGGACAGGAGTCACAGCGCCGGGCAGCGGAGCGCCAGTTGTACGCGCAGACAGCCCAGGACGACTGGCTCGACTACTGGATGGCCGACTTCTTCACTGTCCCGCGCATCCAGGGAGAAAGTGACAGCCAATATCTGCAGCGCGCCAGGGCCGAAGTACTGACACTCAAGGTCAACAACAAGGCGCTAATGAAGCTGATCATGGAGGCTGTGGACCATTTCGTGGATGTGCGCGATATGGGCGACATCCCCAACGGCTGCCTCTATTCCAACAGCTTCAGCGGGCTATCCAACGACACCGAGTCGGTATCCACCATCCTGGACACCGGCACTATCGACGTCAGAAATGGCTGGATTGGCGTCTACGTCCACAGCGGGAACATCAACAACTTGAATGATCGAGACAAGGCGGCCATCGTCAACATCATCACCAGGTACAAGGCGGCCGGCAAGCGCGCTGCGTACTTCGCGCCTGACGAGCTGCTGATCGCCAACGACCCAGCCGGGATGCTGAACAGCAGGGGCTACGTGGCAGGCCCGAAGTCCACCGGTTGGACCGAGATAGCCATATAGGGAGGGACAATGTACAGAGGACTCAACTGGATCGGGAACTACTCCCGCTTCTCCTACGACGACGCTAAGAACGACATCCTGGTCCTCAAGGAACAGGGGCGGCCGTGGCTCGACGACGAAATCAATGCCTCCCAGGAGATGCTGGTACAGCGCTTCCGGCGCATGCTGATGGCCTTTCTTGCCGATGGCTCCCCAGACGACGGTTTCCAGATCGTGGGGTCGGGAGCGGTCAACGACTTCTCCGTGCTGGCCGGCAACATCCACGTCCAAGGCTGGATACAATACCTCGCCGCAAACACCACCTTCACGGGCCAGCCCGAGACGCAGTTGGCGCTGTCCACCCCCGTAGCCGACCGGACCGACATCGTCTACCTCGACACCTGGTACGCCGAGGTGAACGGTGTAGCGGACCCGACCATTATCGATCCAGTCATCGGCGCTAGGACATCGTGCAGGCTCCGGCTCTTCTGGGCCATCAAGGTGTCCGAAGGCGTCGCCATGCCTGCCGATGGCCTGGATGAGCTGGAAGCATACCACTGGCGCTACCGGCTAGCGACACTGAACCGGCTGGAAGGAGACAACACCATCACCGCCGGCATGGTTCAGGACAACCGCAGTCTGCTACTCAAACTCACCGGCGAGATCACCCGCAATATCAGCGCATCCTTTGCCGAGACCGAGCACAACGTCAAGGTCTTTGCCGACGCTGAAGCCGGAGACATTGACTACACAATGCCGACCGACGGCACCGTCAGGATCACCAAGATCGACGCCACAGCAAATTTGATCAACCTTATCCCCCAGGAAGGCGACACGGTGATGCGTCTCGAGTCCTGGCCGCTTTCAGGACAGGACGAGACGATCCAGTTAAAAAAGAACGGCAACAACTGGTTCCAGGAATAAAACACTTCGGATGAACAAGGAGACTGAAAAAGCCATGAGACAACTGATCTATATTGCACTTCTGAGCATCATGCTGGCGGCCTGTGGCGAATCTTCTGCGGCGATACTGGTTATGGAGCCCGGAGGAACCTACACCGTTAAAAAAACACTTTCCGAAGTGGCGGTCGCACCGAGCGCCGCCGGCAAAACAATAGTGGTAACCTCCGCGCTTACCGCAGTGCAGTCCAACATCTCCAGCGCAACCCTGCCGGGTGGTGCCTGGCCGACAGACCGTGCGCTCAAAATAGCGAAGGGCGGCAGCCTCGGCAACACAACCGTGTTCAAGGTCGGCACTGTTGAAACGACAGGAGACTACCGGATATTTGCTGGCACGGGCAGGATAGAGGGTTTAAGCCAGGCAACGCCAGACATGTGGGGGGCCGACGGTGTCAGCGACCAAGTGGAGATTAACAAGGCAATCAAGGCTGTGGCCGCAGGCGGGACCCTAAAGGGCACAGACAGGCTCTACATCATAAATGCGGTTGTCGACGCGTACCGAGACGACATCACTCTCAAGGGCCTACGGATAAAGTTCAAGGATTATGCGGTAGCGGGCAACGACACTTCATTTACCGGTATCCAAGCATCCGGGGATAGGATGCTCATCGAAGATTGCTACGTGGACGGCAACCGATACAACCAGAGTTGGGGCTACGAAACCGCCGGATGGAGTGGCGTGTTCGACTGGTCCAAAAATGCTAACTACGGGATAAGCGTCACCGGCGACGACTGCATGATCCGGCGCAATTATGTTACTCGGGTGACCGCAAACAGCATGGGCGTGCCCACCCTCGGCAAACGCAACGTGTTTGACGGCAACACCGGGACGGATGCGGGGAAAAAGGGACTTTACCTTGGGGAAGTGTCAGGCGTGACCGTCACGAATAACTGGTTCTACGAGAACAAGCATGATGCAGGAATAGGACTGCGGGCATCGTCCAATGTGATCATCAAAGGAAATCACTGTTTCAAAAACTACTACGGCATCTACGCTGGCGAAACTAACTTGGGTTTCGGCGGCACCAAGATAGCCATCACGGGTAACGACTGCTACGACAACGGCGTGAACAACGTGTTCATCGCTCAGTACTGGGACGCGCCTGAAGGATACTACGAGGGGACCAACCCCACGCCGACCCAAGGAGAATGGGATGCAACAGGCTTGAACGATATCGCCGTCAAACAGGACGCAATCGTCGCAAACAACCACCTGTACCACACGCCTGCCTCAGCCACCAGGGCAAACTCCACGGAGTATTCGGCGGGAGACTTGGTCAAATGGGACTCGGGAACAACTGTGTGGGAATGCACCACTGCCGGGACCAGTGCAGGGTCCACCCCCAGTATCGCCACGGACGGAGAAGCGGGCGGGGCCAAGGTGATAGGCCAATCCGTCACCGACGGCTCCGTGGTCTGGATCATGCGGGGCACCTCTAATACAAAGTACAATCTGGAGATATATAACGCTGGCAACAACCTCGTATCCGAGAACATAGTGGAGGAAGGCGGAGTTTTGGCCTACAACTCTAAGAACTCCGATTTCGTCAACAACTACTTCATCAAGCGCAGCAGCGACACCGCTACCTACATGATCCGACTGAGCGGATACCCATCGACCGGTTCACACCCGAACCACCTGATAGTCAGCGGGACCAGAATTAAGAACAACCGCTTTGAGTTGCAGAATGTAACTAACGCAATATATATGGACCTCACCACCGACACAGACATCTTCGGCAATAAGTTTGAAGTGCTGGGGGGTGGGACCTACGAGATACGCATTGTGGACTCGGTCAGCGTGGCCAACACAACTATCAATCAAATCGGCGGGCGCGTCAAACTCGGGACTGCGGCGACGCTCACCAACGGATACGTCACGGGGGCCACCCTGACCGGCACCACCGGCAGTATCGGCGGCGGGGCACTTGCTGCGGGTGCTTGCACCAGTGGCGCGCTGACCGTAACGGGTGCCGCTACTGGCATGACCGCTAGCGCTTCACCCGTCACCTACCCAGGCGACGGGGCGTACTGGTCGGCGCACGTGTCGGCCACAGACACGGTGACAGTCAAGGTTTGCGGAGCCATTGCCCTGACACCCACTGCCAGCGCCTACAATGTAAGGGTCGTACAATAAAAACCGCTGCACAGTTGATTCACAAAAAACAGTAACTACACCAACATTCAGCCACCACTACAGGAGTAAACCGGACCATGCCCGCAATCGACGACAACGCCATAATCACAGGAGTCATTTCGCTCGTCGTAGGATCCATGCTCGGTCCCATGGCCGGAGACCTCTGGCGCAAGATCAAGGGCTCCGAGTACGCCACAAAAAGAGACTGCGCGGCAAAACATAAGACCCTCAAGGAGGATTGCATAACCAAGCATGAGACCGAGAAAGAAGATTGCACGGCATGTCGGGCGGCGACCAAGGCTACAGTCTGCGCCGTCCAGCATGAATCCCTCAGATATATGAAGCTGCTCCGGATTATTGCCATTCACGTTCAGGTGCCCGCCGACAAGTTGGACGAATTTCTGTGACCTGAGTGTAGCGCATACCAAAACATGAGCCAGGAGCAGAAATGCTAAAACGAGAACTGAACAATATCGGCCAGCCTTTACGAGGACCAAACGGAGAGCCCCAGGGGGGGATAAGAATAGAATTCGTGCTCTCCCTCCTGGGGGGCATCCCCACTGATGCGGTCGACGCGACGGATCACGAGCGCTACATCCCAATCCCGCTCTACGTCTACACGGCCACCGAGGACACCGAGGAACTCAAGGTCGGGGAATACAAGATCGATCTCTGGCCCACCTCCCGGGCCGACCGTCAGGTGTTCTATCGCTGCACCCTGCTCAACGTAGCCGGTGCCCGCCCGTTTGTGGCGCCAATCATCGAGTCGGATCAGCCGCTCAAATGGTCCGATTTCGCCGTCTCTGGCGCACAACTCACGCCAGCGCAAACCTCGGCCTTAGCACTGCACGTCCAGGACAACAGCAAGCACCTGACTGAGGCGCAGAATGCAGCCCTGGACGCAGCACACAGCCCCAGCGCAGGGAATCCGATCGCCACCATCCAAGATATAGCGGTGGCGGGCGGCGCGATCTCCGCCACCGATGTTCTTTACGGGATAGTCCGGCTGGCCACCGCAGCTCAGAACCCAGCCGATCCCCTGGTAGTAGGCGACAATGACGGACGCCTGCACACCCACGCCAACTCGGCCGCCCTTGGCAAAATCAGCGAGGCAGAGGAACTGCCGCGGTGGAATGGCAGTGCATGGCCCGGCAATGATCAAAGCTCTGGGCACATGATTATCAATCCAGTCGGCAACGCCATGCCACAGCGGAGCAAGCTCAAGTTCGACTTCGAAATAGAGGGTAACCTCTTCGCCGTTTCGCTTCAGGACGACGCCCTGAACGACACGACCATAATTCTGATCACGTTCCCAGACGTGATTGGTGGAGGAAATTTCTAGTCATGAAACGATACCTTTTCCTGCTCATTCTATTTTTAACTGCAGCTGTCGCAATCGCTGCCGACATCGAACTACCCAACGGCAACGAGGCCAATCTGCCAGCAGCAGTGCCCATCGCACGACCCAGGTGGACCACCGACAGCAAGCGTCTGTTTATCGGCACCGGTACCGGGAGAGTCGAGATCACCGGGCAAGGGACGGCAGCTGTCATATCGCATGAGAGCAATTACAACCATCTAAACATCCCGACGACGCCAGAGAAGGGTGCTATGACCGGGACATCAGGCACCCCCAGCACCACCAACAAATACGTCACTGACTCGGACACGCGCAACGCCAACGCGAGGACCCCGACCTCGCACGGATCCAGCCATGCAGGCGAGGGATCCGACGGGATCCCGGCGGCGACACAGTCGGCGGCCGGCCTTATGTCCGGTACCGACAAGACCAAACTGGACGGGCTCTCCGCAGGCACCAAGCACACCATCCAGGATGAAGGCGGCAGCCTCACCTCAAGAGCCAAGCTCAACTTCAAAGGCGCCGGCGTCACGGCGGCCGACAACGCTGCGGCCGATGCAACCGAGGTCACCATCCCGATCCCGACAGCAGTTCAGGTCGGAGCGGACCCATCCGGATCAGCTGCAGCCGTGCAAACCGGCCTCACTACCCACACCGGGAACACCAGCAACCCTCACTCAGTCACCAAGGGCCAGGTCGGGCTCGGCAACGCAGAGAACACCAGCGACGCTAGCAAACCTATTAGCACGGCAACCCAGACAGCCCTGGACGGTAAAGCAGCCACAATTCATAACCAGGCGGCGAGCACAATCACTTCTGGAACGTTCGACGGCGACCGGCTGCCAGCACCAGGAGTAAAGAAGGGCGGCGTAACTTCATCGGAGATGGAGGCTAAAGCGGCGACCGGCCATAACCACTCCGGAACCTACGAACCCGCCGATGCCAACATCATCAAAGAGACTGAGCTTTCCTCATCCACCACCTCCACCTCAACGACCACGGCGGCGAACTCGGCGGCGGTCAAGGCTGTCAAGGATGCAATAGATGGGCAGGCCGCGGGCGCGGCACTCGGGACTACTTCTGTTCAGCCTGGCGATCTCCCTACCGTCGCCACTTCCGGCGCGTATTCCGATCTTACCGGCAAGCCCACCCTCGGCACCGCAGCCGCTACCGACTCCACCGATTACGCAACGGCGGCGCAGGGGGCGTTGGCTGAGACGGCGCTGCAGCCGGGAGATGTGGATAACGAGGTGTACGCCATTGACTACAACGGCGGAACGCTCACCTCGGCAACCATTAACGCGGCCATCACTGCTATCGGCGCCACGGTCAAAACTCTGGTGCTCACGACTGGGACATGGGTCATGGCCAGCAATATAACGATCCCAGAGAACGTAACGCTGAGGTTACAACCCGGCGCGTTAATCCAGAGAAACGGCGGCATCCTCACTATCAATGGTCCTACAGATTTCCCAGAACAGCGCTGCCTCTCAGGGTTTATCTCAGGATCAATCCTGTGGGGCGATAGGGTCCACGAAATAGACATCGAGTGGCAGGCGCTTGGTGATGGATCTGATGACTACCAGAACATCCAGTCCCTGGTTAACAGGATCAAAGCCGGCACCAGCGTGAATTTCGGAGTCGAGCAGTCCTACAACATCGGTACCAACACGCTGTCATTCGCAGGGATCACCGGCGGGGAGATCCACGGCTACGGATCGCGTATCTACGGGAACAATACGGCATACGGGCTGCTCTCCGCTTATGGTCTGTTGAGCAATAACACTGGCCAGAGCATTGCTGTGACCAAGGATTCGCTGACATTCACCATCCCAGGCGGAATTACAGTCGTTGCTGGTGACATGGTCCGGTTAATTCCCGCTGCGCCGTATCTTTACAACTACTACGCGGGGCACATGGCTCAGGTAGTGTCGGTGTCTGGTTCAACTGCGACCATGGACATCCCGCCTCTCAATACCATCACCGCCGCGACCATGGACGTGTTCGTCGGTATGCATGACGGATTAATAGAGGATCTGGTTTTTGATAGCCGTTCGGCCACTACAGCGATTACCAGCGCGAGCCTGTACGCTTCTAACGTGACCATCAGGAACTGCGACTTTCTCGGTGCGGATAACGCTGCCGCGGGTCTCGCCGTGACCGGGAACAACCTTGTCTTGGAGGACATCTATTCGACCGGTTACCTGAACAAAATCGGCGTGTCGGGTGGGCGCATGGGGTACGGCATTGCGGCGTCAGGGACAAACATCACGATAGACCGAGCCATCGTCACTAACTGCAAACATGACGTGGCACTAGGGGCAGATCGCAGCATCATCAGCAACAACAACGTGGTCAAGAACTCAATCCTTTGGCAAGACCCGGCGCAGTACGGGCAAGAACTGACAATTTCCGGAGCGCAGCACGCTTACTTTTCCACAGCTATTGACGCTCACAGCAATCTTGAACAGTGGGAAGCCACTGGTAATACCATCACTGGCGCATCGGTCGTAGGACTGGCGTCGATCAGGAACGGAAAAGGTGTGTTTTCCGGCAATACGATGCGCCTGGCGAACAGTGACACCAGCGGCAACATTTTTATCGTCGGCGAGAGAACACTGACCACCCTGCCGCTCACCGGCAACACGATCACTGCGGACACCGCAGGAATCCCTCTGGTGCGCAATGCTTCCACGGATATCGATGCCATTGCGACCGCATCTCCATTTTATGCAGATGAACAGGCAGTGAAATACGCCAATAACTACCTATCTGGTGTGTCATGGAAGGGATGCACCATTCAAGGGGACCGCATGTTTGCTGCGGCAGCTCCGACCAGTTTTACCTGGGATCTCAACGATTTTGTCCACAATAGCAACCAGACTGCAGGCTCCGCGCTCGGGTGGCGATGCGTCGTAGCCGGAACACCAGGGACATGGGAGACAGTGACAAACGCAGCAACCGCCATCAGTAACACCGCCTATGACGCCACATCTTGGGATGGAGATACCACGACGGCGCCCTCCAAAAATGCCATCAGGGACAAAATCGAGTCGATGGGCTCTGGCAGCGGGGACATGGTTGGGCCGGCATCTGCTGGGGACAATGAGATCGTAAGGTTTGACAGCACCACCGGCAAGCTCGCACAGAGATCCAGTGGCGTCACCGTCTCGGACATAGGCACCATCCAGACATACCAGACGAACCAAAGTGTCGAGATTCTTGCAGTAAATAGCTCGGACTCTTCCGCCAAATACCCCAAACTTCTAGTGCGGAACTGGGACGGCACTGGTGCGACCGGCTACGGCGGATTTCCCTCCATACAAGTCCAAAACGGTCGTGGTACTGCGGCCTCTCCACTTGCCCTAGCATCCGGCATGCGGGTTTTCTCACTGTTGGGTTATGGCTACGGGGATACCGGCCTCAAAAATGGGATTTCGATTCAAGCCGACGCTTCTGCCGCGTACACGGACGCTGATCAGCAGACCGATATGACCATCTACCTCGGCACAATCGGCGGCAACGGGTCTATGACCTCTCGGTTTCGCATTAAGGGCGACACCGGCAACGTGGGTATAGGCATTACTACACCAACATCGGCACTGCACCTCAAGGCCGGTACCGCCACGGCCAGCACCTCTCCACTTAAGTTTACGGCGGGGACCAACCTGACAGCCGCAGAGGCCGGAGCAGTCGAGTGGGATGGGACAAACCTATTCGTCACTCAAACGACCGGCCCTACCCGTAAAACGATGGCCTATACAACCGACATTCCAAACCTTGCCGCCCCCGGCGCAATCGGTGGCACGACCCCAGGGGCGGTTACTGGCACTACGATCACCGGCCAGCAATTCAAAGACACCACCTACGCTCCATCGGCAGGGTCATCCTTCACCGTCGACTTGGCGAACGGCATGGACCAGGAGCTGACGACTAATGCAAATGTGACTATCACTCTGCCGACGCCCGTTGCCGGAAAATCATTCACGATCACGGTCAAATACGGCGGCACGCACACTGTCACATGGGCGGGCGGTGGAACGATCAAATGGAGCGGCGGTTCAGCGCCGACATCAACCAGCGCTAGCGGCAAATATGACATCTACGTGTTCAAGTCGGACTCGACCAGCACATATACGATGGGCGCGGACGGCGGGAGGAACTATTAATGCTGGCACGACTCCTTATTATCCTCCTGCTGCTTCCCTCTCTCTGTTGGGCAGGACCATCAGCGCGGAGGTTTACATCAGCGCTTAAATGCACCCCCCCAACGACGCTGCACGGCAGCTCATCAATCACAGCATCTGGCAACTGGCCCACCGGTCTATCCGGCAACATGGGTACCTGCGTAATCCCGGTCACGATCACCGTCAAAGGTTCGGGCGGCGGTGGTGGACAGAATTTCGGCCAGCACGACGGCTCACTAGGGGCGAATACCACAGTTAGCAGGTCAGGGTGGTCCATGACAGCTAACGGCGGCGCGGGCGGCGATTCTGATAACCCCTACGCCGTGGCTGTTGCCGGTAGTCAATCATACACAGGGGCAGTCTCTGCAATCACACAGACCGATGGCGCCGGAAATTTCGGCGGAGAGCCTGATGATGAGCTATTGGCAGCTCCAGGGGCGCGTGGCGGATATATCAAGGGGACCGTGACGGGGAATTTTACGGTCGCGAACCCGATTGCAATCACCATCGGCGGGGGTGGTTACGCTACTTCAGTTGCGACAGATGGCCAACCCGGCAGCGTTTTGATCGAGTGGTAGGAGGCAATCGTGGAACCTGCGGAATGCCCGACATGCGGAGCGCTGGTCACCCCGGTGTTCCATGAGCCGGACGGCCAATGGTGCGGCTGGTGTAACACCGCACAGTCGAGCAAGCCGCACCTCCACTACCTGTGCCGGTGCCTGTCGGATTGGATTGAGGAATGAACTAAGCGAGGAGGAAGTATGCGTATCTTGATTTTAATGATGCTGATGATGTTTGCCGTACCCGCCCATGCCGCTGATATTCGGCCGGCACTCAAGGCGACCTTTGCCCATGAGGGTGGATACCAGAACATGCGCGGCGACCGGGGCAACTGGACCGGTGGCGCTATTGGCAATGGCGAGCTCCGGGGGACAAAGTATGGCGTCGCCGCATCCAGCTATCCCCGAGAGGACATCCGCAACCTCACCATGGACCGGGCCGCGTTCATCTACCGCAACGATTTCTGGGGCGCTTCCCGCTGCGACGAGTGGCGCTCACAGATCATCGCCAACGTCTATTTTGGCTGGGCAGTCAACCAGGGCCAAGGGACCGCTGCGAGGATCTTACAGCGATCGATCAACTACGCCGGATGGCCGAGACCGCCCATTGCTGTAGACGGCAACATCGGTAGGGGGACAGTGAAGCGGTTGAACGAGGTAGATCAAACGCTACTCTTCGTTCATCTAGTCGGCTTGACGCATGGCCGGTACATCCAGATCGTAGACCACAACCCGGCACAGATGCAGTTCCTGGACACGTGGGCGAGGCGGATGAAAGTCGAAGTGACGCGCAGCGTGCATGAGTATGAAGCGATGGCCCACAAATGAGGATCCTGCTGATCCTTGTCGTCTGCACCCTCCCGGCATGCTCTCAGGTGCTCTCAGGCACGACCTACCGCGCTTCAGTTGGCCGGCAGACCTCGGAGCTGTTCCGCGAGGGGACAACGGCGTGGAATGTTGGCGCAGAGATGCGATTTGATGTGAGGAGGTGACGCATGGAGGATAGCCAGCGCATCAAGATGCTGGAGAGTTACGGCACACGCGGTGGGGTGTATTGCAGCTATGCCATGGGGCATTGTATCCACCAGCCGGGATCGGATCCTTGCCGTAAACGCAATCCGGTGGAGTGCCGCAACTGCCGACAACGAAACGAGGCTGCGCAGAAATAGGAGTCGCCATGAGATCGATTGTTGATGCAATCACCGCAGCGGCAAACCTTGCATACCTCGTTCACGGCGAATCGGTCAGTCTGGACCTGAAAATGGCGGCAGAACGGACGCTAAATAAATTGCACGTGGCTACAGATAGAATTATTGAATTGAAGGAGGTCAAATGAAAAGCTTCGAAATCGACCAAAGTATCAACAACGACGGCACCTACACGTTAAACAAAGGGTTTGAATACTACTCCTACAGGTACGGCAAATCCGTCAACATCCCAGCCAACCGGATAAGCGACGGCGCGACCGGTGCCATGGACATCACGTCGCGCAGCTGGTGGGTGCATGACGAACTGTGCAGGAATGGCACGTGGGACGATGGCACCCCTCTCAGTAATTGGCAGTGCTCCCAGGTACTGCAGGACATACTGGTCGAGGAGGGGCGCTACTGGCAGAGCAAGAGGTGGTTTTGGGCCACATGGCTTTGTGGGGGTGGCAAAGCCCGGGAGAATGGCATGTTTAAAGTGGCCGCACTTCTGGCGATTGCACTGCTCCATGGGTGTTCCACCGTTAATTGCACCATCACAGGAGACGGCAACCGCGTGACCATCGAGGTGCCGAAAACCGTCACCACCTCACCCGCGCTAACCACGGGAGATAACAGCATCCCGGCTTCGATGCTGCCGTAAATCACCCAATGCGAATGAATAAGTTGACGAAAATGTTGACGAATGCAAGCTTCGCTAACCTGGCATAAAATGTAATAAGTGTCCGATATTAAAGGCGTTCAATGACGCGGAATAATTTTACAAACACCTATAATGATTGGATTTTGTACCTGTAAACTCAATTAGTTAGCCGGGAAAGGGTCATTTCGCACATATCTCAAAATCCAGCGGGGCAACCCGTGTCGGTTCGATTCCGACCTCCGGCACCATGACTGATAACAAGGGTTTAGCTCCTAGGGGCTGAGCCCTTTTTTTATGCCTAAAATTCAGGTTGACGAAATGTGTGACGAGGCGATTCATCCTGCGGTTAATGGTACCATAAACGCAAAAACCCCCAAGGCGACGAGGCCCTGGGGGTTTTCTTGTTGCGGACAACAACCTAGCAGATACGAACCCCGCCAGGAGCAAGAACTATCCGTGCGTCCGCCAGCTCTACAAGATCCGGGGTTTGGCTGATAAATATCTCTCTGCTATGGCTGCCAACACGGAGCGCCTCTCGCTTCACTTTGAGGTATTCCAGTTTTCGTTCGGGATCTAGCGCACCATCGCGTTCATCGGTGTAGCGAGTTCCGTACACCCGATCACTCCGATGGATGTTGTACAAACAAATGGCAGACGTAATGGCGTCTTCAATTATCGTAACTTGGCCTCCGCTTTTCTCGGTGATGGACGACTCCTCCCCCGTCTCCGAGTCGAAGACGATGATATCGAAGACATCCTTCATATCGCCATCCTGCTTCGCTGCCTGCGTATCCAGGCGGATGGTGAAGCGCGAGCCGTAGCAGGCGCGAAGGAGATCGTTCACCAGGGCAGCGATCGACGGCGAGGCGTCGTCCAGCTCCAGGGAGATGATGCCATCGTTAGAGCAGGCCCGCTGCAGGAGAGAGAACCGAGTGATCTGCGCCAAGTACCTGTCGAGCTGCGGTTGCAGTTCTGCCAGCTCGGAGCCCTTCACCTGCGCCGCCTGCAGCTTGGTCCGCTGCGCGGTAATGTCCAGCTCGATCTCGCGAATCCGCTTGTCGAAACCATCTACCGAGGCAAGGCCCGCAGTCTCGGTGAGCACCGCGCCGCGAAGCAGACTGGCCAGGTCGGTAACGACCGGAGGGAACGCGGCAATCTGCTGGCGCAGCGTATCCATGCGGCCGTCGAAGGCCAGAGCATCCGCCTTCCATTTCTCAACCGCCTGGGACCGCTCCAATGCGATCGCCGCTAGGTCGGCATCGTGCTTGCCAAGATGCTCTGCCCGCAGATCCTCCAGCATAGCCCGGTCGCTGGTCAACAGCACCTCCCGGGCCACCTTCTCTTGCTCCAGACCGGCCAGCTCCAAGGCAAGCTGCGCGGCACGATCGGTGACCTCCTTGCCCCAGGCCGCAAGATTGGCCTCGGCCGTCTCCAGTTCCGGGAGGAGCCGCGTGAACTTCTGCGCCTCCACCAGGGCAGCCTCGTTGTTGATTATCGCGGCACGGCAATCGGCCAGATCCGCATTAGCCTGCACCAGGGCAGATTCGACCGCAGGAGCACCAGCTACGGCCGCGGCAATCTGCTCCTCCAAGGTGACGACACGGTCCCGATCGACAACCGCAGTAGCGATCAGCCGGCAGGAAGGCTTGACCCAGCCCGACTCGTCCGGCGTGCAATCGATGCCGTTGAGGTTGTCGGCGGACTTCCGGGAATCCTCGAGGCGAAGCCGGAGAACCTTAAGATCCTGGCCATGCTTCGAGTGGGCCTGGAAAGCGGTCGTCTGCGCCAGCTCCAGCGACGGCAGCAGGTTTTTATCCTGCCGGAGACACTGCTGAAGGTTCTCCTCGACCGGGACCTGCGCTCGAATCTTCTCGGCGCCCCCGGCGATCCTCACCGCCCGATCGATACGGACCTGGATACCGGTCTCGGCATGAGACAGCCAAGAGGCGTGCGACTCGGAAGCCACGATGCGCCGGCGCGAGATGGCGTCCAGGTCGGTGCGGGCATCCTGCTCCAAGCGGGAGGATCGCGTATCGTGATTGGCCTGCCAACCCTCCAGTGCCGTCTTCAACGCGGCCATCCGACGATCGACCGCCAGGAGAGCATTGGAATACTCGTTCTCCGCCGACTGCTTCCGGTCCCTCTCGTCGAAGAACGACCGCTCCACAAGGCCCTTGCGCTCCATCTCCGAATCCTGCGCCGCGATATTTTCCCGGTACCCGGTGATGAGCAGGCGAACCTCGTCCAGATCGTTGCGAGCCGCACCAAGCCCGAGCCGGTTTGTGGACAACTCCGTCTCCAGGAGAGCAATCGCGTCCAGAAGTTCTGTAGCGCCTTCGGCCTCCAAGGTAAGGGCGGACACCCGGTCACGCAAAGAAGACAGGCTAGAGGACAAGCCTGCGGCGACATCGCCGCATTTTTTTGACTGCGCCTTGATGTGATCGACGTTGAGCAGCTCCGAAATGATCGCCAGGACCGACGACCGGGTATAGTCGGAGAGGTTCTTGGCGCCCTGGCAACGAAAGACCGAGGTGAAGAACAGCTGCGGGGACCCGCAGAGCTTCTCGACCTCTTCGTCATAGGTTTTCACCTTGCCGTCGCTGGAGCCATGCGACGCCCAATGTCCGCCATCCCAGCGGTACAGATAAGCTTCCTGTTTCCGGCGATCGGCGTCGATGAGGATCAGCGAGCGGAACAACTGCCTCCCCATTTCGAACACCAACTCTTTGCAGGCATCCGCCCCGAAGCACTGGTCGTAGTAGTTGAAGGCATTCGGCGACCAGCCACCAGGAGCCTTGCGGATTTTGAACGGCTGCAGACGGTAGGGGTGCAGGTTGTCCAGCAGCGTCGTCTTGCCGGCGCCATTGGCACCGCAGACGGCGACCAGTCCCTCCTCGGGGAGCTGGGAGAGATCCAGGAAGACCTCGGGGATGCCGAGGCCGCGGAGCCCGCGAAAACCGCGGAGACGAATAGACTTGAGAATCATGATACCTCCAGGAAATTTAGTAAACGGTGATGCTGCCGTCGGCAGTCATCATGAAGGAGATGCGACCCGAGCGCTCCAGGTCGAGACAGAGAGAGAACACCTCGTCAGCGCAGAGCGTCTCGGCGTGCAAGGCAGCTACGGCCAGGCAGATGTCGGACACCATCTGCGACACATGCGGCCTCTTGACCAAAGCCACAATTTCATTTTCAAACTGCTCCCGCCCATTCATGGCTAGACCTCCCGAGCAGCTGCAGCAGTAACGAGCATGGCGCGGATCTCGTCGTCAGTGAAAAGCCCCTCTGCGAAAAACAAACCGATTTCAGCCGGCGTTAAAGGTTCCATGATGCCCTCCTGGTACGAGATGACCTACACCAGGAGAAAGACCCGGCCTCAGAATGATTAGGCGCCCGAGTCCAGCGACGCCTCGTGGGCCTTCGCCTCGTCAAACTTCTGGATGCCCCAGGCGATCGCGTAGCAGCACCAGAGGAACCGATGGGTCTTAACGGTCAAGGTGGCCTCCCAGAAATCTGCGATCTCGAAGGTACGACTGAACCAGTTGAAACAGAAGTTGTCCACGGCACTCCGAGCCGCAGCCTCCCCGTCCTCGGCACAGGAAAGCAGGTCGTCCGCAACGGCAGCGGTAAGCTCCTCCTTCAGACCCGCGTCCTCTTCATCCTCCAGTTGCTCCGCCAGCCACTCATTGACGACATTCCGGAAAGAATCCGGGGAGTACTCCCGGATCCCGTCGACGCTATCGACCGCGACGCACTTCGCGCCCCAATATCCAGTGTTGATGAACAGCTTGCCAAGATCGGGAGCAGAAACGTTTTGCGGAGACTCCTTCCTGAAGAAGGCAAACATATCGTGCAGTCGCTGGAACACGAAGGTCCCCATATCCCCGCAGTAGCAGAGGTAGCCCGGCCAAGTGACCAGGTAGAAGTGCATATCCGAGGAATCCGGCTTCGAGAAGCGGATCCGACGGTGAACGCCATCCTCCTCGAGGATGGTCATGACATGGCCGGACACCGACCGCAAGAAGCTCTCTTCAGTAACCGGATCAGACATCGCCCGCCACCTCCCTTACTTTTTTCATCTCCCCGACCCAGGCCACGAAGCCCCGGAGGATCGGCTGCACGTTCGTATCATCGGACCAGCCGGCGAAGCCGATGAACCCGTCCCGGTTGAAGCTCACGGCCTCCCGGCGATCGAAGTAAAAGGCGCTGCAGCGGATCCCGGCGAAGAACCGGTCGGTCCCGGCGTTCTGGAATACCACCCCGCGGTAGCAGCGGTAGGAGGACTTCATCAGCCCGCTGCGTATCATTTCCAGGTTGATGAGGCGACGCAGGAGACGCAGCGCGACCAGGTCCAGATCCGCGTAGGATAGCCCGGCAGCGCCGAACTCCCCCCTCGCAAATTCCCTGTCCAGCTTTTCCGGCAAAGGAGCCTCACCCATGACGCACCCCCTCGCGGTAGGCCTTCGCGCAGCCGCGGTCCGCCTCCGTGTATTCCACGATCACCCCGCCGGCCCGGTCGAAATATTTCACCTTCCACCAGGGATGGCAGTTCGACAGATGGTCCCAGCCGTCAAAGAGCACATTCAGGTTGGCGGAGCTGTTGTGACCGACGATCACCCCAGGCTTCCCGGCCACCTCCACCCGCATGCCGCAGTAAGCGAAGGGAATCCCCCGGTACCGGGCATTTTCCCGGAAGGCTTCAGTGGTCGGCCAAAGGGGACCAGGGACGAGACGAACCTCGAACGCCATGAAGCACTCCGAGAATGAATCGTAGAAATCCATAGCCTGCCAGTGCCGATACTTTGCCTGCGAGGGAGAGGTGGCCACGTACTCGCTCCACCACTGGTCGTCATGACCGACCGGCCGGACCTTGTACCGACGCAGCTCCCGCGGCTTATTCGGTCTAGCAATCAACAGCGCGGCAATAAGCAGCCTAAGAGTCCCCGAATCCGCCTTACTTCCCACCGGACACCTCCCCCATCGCCAGAGCCCGCGCCTCTGCCAGCAGCTCCTCGGAGCTCAAGCCCTCGATGCGACCGGCCAGGAGGAGGACGTCGGCGGGAATCTCCTCCCCGACCACCGTGCCCCAGGACAGCACCTTGTCGGGAAGCGTCTCCAGCTTGGAGATACCCTCCGCCCGCGTGCGCTGCTTCGGGATCACGTTCATCTCGATCTTAGCGCGGTTGGCGCCGGCACCCAGGAACAACGACTCGAGCGCGGAGCGATCGACGGACATGCGCTCCTCCTCCGGGATGGAGTAGCGGAAACGGACATCAGCCCCGGAGCAATCCGCAGCCAACCGGCGAGCCTCGGCCAGGACCGTCTCGACCGATCCGTCCCACTCGACGGCACCGAAGCAGAAGCGACGCGCCGGAGTCGACAGGAAGCGATACCCGGAGAAGACCCGGCCCTCGAACTCGGCCATGATGAACCCCTTCTCCTCCTGCTCTCCGAAGTTGAGACGGCCAGGGGAGCCAGGGTAAAAGACGTTGCCGACAAACTCCTGGAACTTGTGGACGTGCCCCAGGGCGACATAGCTGGCGCGAGCCGCATGCAGATCGGAGAGCCCGAACTCCAGGTCCTCGCCGACGGCGGTCTGGCCCGAGGAGAAGACGGCGCCGGTCAGCATGCCATGGGTCACCAGGAAGGTAGGGCACTGGCAGGCGTCATTCACCAGCCCAAAGCCGGCAAAAAGGTCGTGCACCAATTCCCGGAAAACGATGTTGCCGCCAGCGATCGTCGCATCCACACAGGCGAGCAGCTGCGATTTATCAAGCGAGGGGACCAGGGAGAAGGCAGCGACCGTGCGCTCACCTTCAACCAGGTGCTGGTCGGCCAGGGGACGCCACTCGTAGAAATAACCATGTGCACCAAGTTCATGCCGGACCAGCGCCACCTGCTCGATCGAGGTAGCGACATGGATGGGATTCTTGCCGCGGAGGTGGGCGAAGAAATACGGCGACTCCCGGTCGTGGCTCTTGGTCCCGCGGATGATCACGACGGGAGCAATATCGGCAGCCTGCTGCACGAAGGAGATGGCAGCGCGAGCGCACTCGCTGTCGAGGCGGATCCGGCCATCGTACTCGTCCAGAGTATCCCCGGCGAGGATGATGACGTCCGGCTGCTCGGCCCTGGCCTGCACCAGCAGGGAGTCGGTGGTGCGGACCACCTCCGGCAGCTTATCGACGGAAATGGAAAAATGCAGGTCGGCGGAATGCAGGACCTTGAACATGGAACCTCCAGGCAAAAGGCCCCCACCCAGGCAGCAGGTGAGGGCTCGGGGAGACAACCCCTAGTAGGAAATGGAATCGACCAGACCGCCATCAGCGTTGAAGAAACCGATCTGCTCCCGATCGGGATCGAAGGCCACCGTCCCGCCAACCATCTGATCGGAGAACTCCGAGCCCTTCGCATCCATGTGACGAACCGCCGCGACTACCAAAGAAACATCAATACCGTTTTTCATTTGAAACCTCCGAAAGAAATAGTGCCTACACCAGAGGAAAGACCCGAAGGCCGAATGATGGGAGCGGCACCGGAGCCCGGCACCGCTCCCAGGGGGAGCTACTGCTCCAGGGAAGCAAGCAGATTGAGCTTGAAGTCCTCGGCGCCGTTCTTGATGCTGGTGCGAACCTGCTCGCATACGGCAGCCAGAACCTCCTCGGAGAGCGACCCAACCGATGCTCCGCGCTGCTTCTCGACGAACAGGTGCATCTGCTCGGCCGTCAGACCGATCGCCTTAGCAGCCTTGGCCAGATAGTCCATCAGCTTCACGCGACGACCAGACACCTGCTCGACGGCCTCCGCCTCGGCCTCCCCGGTACCCAGCTCCGCCGGCAGATCGGACAGAGGACCCGACGCCGAAGCGGCCGGAGCAGCTGCAGGAGCGGGAGCCCCGGAGAACATCTGCATGGCGCGATTGGCGCGGGCAGCGACCGCCTGCGGTTCGGCATACTGCGCCAGCTCGATGGGATCCACCGACAGCTCCAGGGTGACGAGCCACTGGTCCTGCTTTTTCCCGTCGGGAGTGGTGACCTCCTCGCTGACCTTGCAGAGCTCAAAGAACGGCTGGCCGTTCACGAGGCCATCAAAGCGCCCCAGGATGGAGCGGACCCGGCGCAGCGTCGCCACCGAGTAGCCTAGGCCATACCAGGACTTGGTCGGAACGATTACCTCCTCCAGCCCGCGGAGCCCCACGACGTTCACCCGGTACATGCCCCCGAAGGTGACCTTGTACCCGCACGCCTTGCCGGCCTCGGCCTCGTCGTCCGAGTCCAGAATGAGCCAATCGCCACCCTCGGCCACCAGGCCCTTCTTCGGATTCGGAACGGACTTCGGCACATACCGGAAACAGAGGTCGCCGGCCTCGTTGTAGAAGGAGAAGCAGCGCACATGACCGTTGCCGTCGAAGGCCTTGAAGCCATGCGGCATCACCCGGTCGATTTGCCCTTGGGTAAACCAGACCGGGATCCGGCGTACCCTGCCGTCGGGATCCGCGTAATTCTTGCGAATGAACTGCGCGTCTCCGGGCTTTTTGAAGTCGCAGTCACGGACCACGAAGTAATCCGAATTGGAGGGAAAGAGACGCGAGGTGGCTGTCTTCGGCTTCCCGCCCAGGGCGATATCGATCTGGTCGTAACCGTACCCCTCCGCCTCCATCTGTTTGAATTTTGCAATCTCCTCTGGCTTCGCGCCCTTCTTGAGGACCTTGATGCCGGGACGGACGATGCCGGCACAGCGGATTTTCTCTTTGTGCCCGAGGATCATCGCCACCTCCTCGGTGTCCCCGGTCTCGATCACGTTCACCAGGGAATTCGTGGCGTCCAACTGCTCGTGGTTTTCGGTACTCATGCTGCCACCTCCTGGAGGGATTCGCTAATATCGGCCGGCTCTTCAACCGGGCAAAGATGATTGGAAACCTTGAGGACGATGCGCCCATGGGCTTCCATCTTGAACTCGGCCGACAACCTGGCGCTGCATTCGACGCAGAACACCTCCACGGACAACTCCAAAGAATTAACGTGGCGATGCGGATTCGGGTAGGGCGCCTCTTTGACGCTGTGCCGGTTGGCAGCGCAGAGCGCCGCCCCGCCGGCCGGGTACCACAAACCGCAGGAGCACTGCTCCTTACCGTCAGCCCTGGGCATGGTCGGCCTCCACGAAGAACTCGGAAAAGGTCATGGCGTGGAAGACCTGACGGATCAGCAAGACGTCATGCACGCAAAGATCGCCGAGCGCATCGGTATCGTTGGCCTTCGCGCAGGCCCAGACCTCGGCAGCACTGAGAGCCGCGGGAGCGTTAAAGCCGATCGCCCGAGCCAGCTCCGGCAGGGAAAGAAATTTGTTGAAACCGGCCCAGGCCACCATGACATCGTAGACGCGGGAGTTGTTGTAGCGGTTATCGTGCCCCAGATCGAAGGGAGGCTGCGCGGAGTGGATCACGGCACGCTGGTACAGGAAGCGCAGGTCGAAGCCCAGGATGTTGTGCCCGACGATGCGAGCCGTGTAGCGATCGGAAGCAGCGCCGGAGTTGAGCACGTCCTCCTGCAGACCGGAGAAGAACTGGTCCAAGAGCACTGACTCGCAGATGTCCAGGGAGCGGCTCACGCAGCGCACGTCATCGGAGTCGAAGGCCCAGGCAATGGCGATGATCTCGCCGAGCGAACCGTCGAAGGCGGTCTTGAGGAGCGCATCCTGGGCAGCAGCGTCGCCGTTATCGGTGAGCCACTTTGCGATGGACTCGGCATTCGACAGCTTCGCCGGAGCAGTGACCTTGGCGCGGAGATCGGCCAGGAAGCCATGGCGCTGGCAGGGGATAGTGGTGATGTGCAGGAACAGATGAGACATGAGAACTCCTTTAAAATAAAATTACGCCCGAGGGCGAGCTACTCGACGGTGATCTGCAGGGCGCCGTCGTCACGGACGAAGACAGCGGTAGGACGGACAGAGCGACGGGCGCGGGTACATGTGCCAGGAATAACGATGTCCACAGGGATGTCGCCTTTGGCGTCCAGGACAGCCTGCAATTCTTTGATGAGAGCGGAAAGCATGGTGGAACCTCCAAGGGGGAATTTTTAGCAGTTGTAGGTGGTCGGACGCTCATAGCGGCCCTGCTCGTCGCGGTAAATCTGCACGAACCGGCCGAACTCGGTGCCGTTTTCCCAGATGTACGTGAAGTGCTCTCCGTACCCGATCCCGCCGTTAAAGTTCCAGGACTCGAGGAGCCCTTCCGACGCCAGGGCGCCGTTAAGGGTGTCGAACCAGTTGCAAGGTTGAGCCAGTCTAAAAGCTGCTGCTATCATGGTGTCCTCCCGATCAAAATGGCCTACACCAGAGGAAAGACCGACCCACAGAATGATGGTATGCGCTACACCTCACGCCGCAGAGCGCCAGAGCCCCACCACACGCGAGTGCGCGGAGCGGCGCTGGGACTTCACATAGCCGACGTGCTCCAGGATCCCGCTGCGGGAAGCCCGGATGAACAGACCCCCGATCGCATTCAAGCAAGGAGGATCCGGGAGGACCCCGGCGACGTGCTTGCGAAAATCGTCAGAGCAGAACGGAGCCCGGCCCCGCGCAAACCCCTCGAGGAGAGAGATCGCGTAGTCGGACCACTCCAGGTGTACCCCATCGGCATGGAGAACCGCAGCCTCGGCCCCCTGCTCCTTCAACCGCTCACCACTGAAATCAAAGCCCTGCTGAGTCACCCGACACCCCCTAAAAAGTTTGCATACGCTACACCACAGACAAGTTGCAACCATCCGCCCAAAGGAAACGACCCTCCGACTTCAACCCGACAACCACCGACCCGACCTGCCCCCGCCTAGCACGCCAGGCAGCCGCCCCACGGTTCGGCATCCCCAGGTGCAAATCGTACCGACGGAGCATCACATTCAGATGATCGTAGGTACACCCCAGCTCGGCCGCAATGTCCCGCCGGGTCATGTTCTGCCGGAGCCAGTATAAGAGCCGGCGCCGCGTGATCTTCGTCGGGCAGCGCGGCTCCAGGCGTTCCTGGAACCAGTGCCCGAGATGGTACGCCGAGATGCAGGTCCTCAAGGTCGTCTCCCCTACCCCCAAGCGCCGAGCGGTCGCGGGGATCGTCCCGCATTCCGCCGCGGCCCCCAGGATATCCAGGTAACTGATGCCGCAGCGAACGATGAGGATCCGTGACCCGTCAGAGGAGAGCCCATCGTCCCAGGCCATTACGGCAGCTCCAGCCACTCGCGGCCATCGAGGACCCGGCCGGCCTTTTTCTTGCCCAGCTTGTGAACCACGGCCACAGGGTAAACCGCGTTATCAAAATCAGCTCCGCGGCGCAGAATCTTCCCGGCCAGGTCCAGGCACAAACCGCCATTGATCCAGGTATCGCCTTTATGGATCCACTGCCGCTTGCTCTCAAAGGAGCGGAACACCGGCTGACCTGTCCCCATCTGAAGCGAGCCAGGCCCCCACTCTCCCCACTGCTTGAAGGTGAAGGGCACCCCGGCCACCTGCGCCTGACTGCAGAGAGTACGCACCCACTCGGGATGGACCGGCCGCGCCCTGCTTCCCGACTCCCCGCCGGTGAGAACCCAACACATCAGCCGGAGAAAAGCAAAAGTTCCACGCTTAGCCAGAGAACCCGCAAGAATACATTTGAAGGATATGGGCGAAAGCAAAGGCTCACAAAGTACGCCAACACGCCACCCAGCAAGAGCAAGACGAGCAGCAAAAGGCGCCCGCTCGTCGGCGCGCTGCTGGTCCTCCATGCTGACCAGGATCGTCACGTTTGAAATCGGCTCGCTATTGGATTGGACCTTTGGATACCGACCCCTCTCCATAAACGCCAAAGCGACAGCAGGTCTTTTAGTGATGATGACAAAATGGTGATGACGCGCAAGACTCATGGTCGCAAAGGCACGGAGTTGAAATTCCTCTTGCACACCCTCATGGAACAGATCGCTCCAAACCGCGTACACTCGAGGCTTGCGGGCACGCAGGGGAAGCAGAAGACGATCCTCGCGGCATACGATCTTGCCGTTAAAGAAATCGTTACACGCTCCACCGGAATTCACTCTCTCCACCAGACCAGGCGCAAGGCCCGGCAAGTTGCGGCTGTAAATCCCAGCCAGCCAACAGTTTTTACAACCAGGAGAGACAGGAGTGCAGCCCTCAACCCAGGTAAGGGCATCCGTCCAGAACTTTCCATGCTCGCGGAACGCCGAGCTGCCAGCAAGAATCGTTTCCAACATATCCCCCCCTAAGCTGCGTAGCGCAGACGCTTCGCGGTATTGGCCTGCACAACAGCGCAGGCGACATTCGGACTGACGGAGTTGCCGACCATCCGCACCTGGGCAGTCGCGGTCAGCTTCTTTTTCCGGCCGTCGATGACGACGTAATCGATGATGTAGGAATCCGGGAAGCCCTGCGCCCGGTACAGCTCACGCGGCGCCAGCATCCGCATGCCGATATCCGAAATCTCATAGAGCTCACCCTTGACCAGGACAAGGCCAAAGCGGTCACGCGTCGTGATGGTATGGAGAGGCTGCTCCAGGCGCGGATCCTGGTCGGCGCCGTAGTATTTGAGGAGGAAGGCGCGAACCTCGGCGATATGACCACCGCCCCGACCGTTGGCTGTCACGGTCGCCAAGGGGACATCCACCGGCTGCCCAGCTTGGCAGGTCCCGTACATCTTCACCAGACTGGAGGCGACCAATGCCTCCGTCTGCTTTGTCGTAATCGTCCCCACCGGAGCATCCACTGGAGCAGCATCGCTACGCCCGAAATTACGAGCGAGGCAAGTGGCAACCAGACCGGTCTTACCCATCCCGTCAGGCATGACCGTACCCATAGGATCATCAACCGGAGAACCCACGCTCTCCCCGAAATGACGGACGAGGTTCGCAGCCACGACGGCATGCTTCACCCCGCCGGCCACCGCGGTCCCCAGCGGCTTATCGACATGGGGCACCCGAGGAGACTGCTCAGGACGCTCGCCGTACCCGGTCTGGATCAGCGTAGCAGCAGTAAGGCTGTGATGGTCCACGGTCGTTACCGTGCTCAAGGGAGCATCCATCGGCGTGCCGACCACGCCCGTATAGTGCTTCAAGAGCAGAGCAGCCTGGAGAGCAAAACGGTTCTCGGTCGTCTGCGTCCGCAGCGGCTCCCGGAGGTCCTGCCCTCGATGGTGGTTTTCACCCTTCGGACCGTAATAGGTCGAGAGCGAAGCCGCCACCAGGGCGAAGTGACCACCCTTCACGTTGGCACATTGCGTCCGCAACGGCTCATCGACCGGAAAGGTGCGCTGCGTGCTGCTGTTGGCATGCTCGGTCAGGGACGGAGCCACCACCAGGCGCTTCCCGCGAGTCTGCGGTACGAAGTAGGGCGAGGGCGAATCGATCACGTAGCGCTTGACGCCCTTGGCGACGCGACGCAAGGTGTTCTCCACCAGGGGACGCTTCCGCGTGAAGATCGAAGGACAGGGCAGCGACCAGTCAATGCAGTCGGCAGCAGTCCGCCAAGGGAGGAGCTGGCCAGAGCGCACCACTGCATGCTTCGGGTCGCCATGGGTCTCCTCGGGCCACTCGATCGGCTGCCCGTCGCAGCGAGCGACCAGAAACAACCGTTTGCGAATCGTCGGTGCACCATAATCGCAGGCCTTCAGCTCGCGCCAATCAACCACATACCCGAGGCGCTGCAGCTCGCGTACAAAATTCCGGAAGGTCCGGCCCGATCGCTTCTTGCACGGCTTCCATTCGTTGTTGACACGGACCAAAGGCCCCCAGCTCTTGAACTCCTCGACGTTCTCCAGGTAGATGCGCTCCGGCCGCACAGTGGCAGCCCAACGCTTCCCGACCCAGGCCAAGCCGCGGACCCGCTTCGATACCGGCTTCCCCCCCTTCGCCTTGCTGAAATGCTTGCAGTCGGGAGACATCCAGAGGTCCCCGACCGGCCGGCCAGCACAAACATCCTGGGGCACCACGTCGAAGACGGACTCACAGAAATGCTTGGTATGCGGATGATTGACCTGGTGCAGCGCGACCGCCTCCGGGTCATGGTTCACAGCGATATCGGGACTACGCCCGAGAGCCCACTCCATCCCGGTAGAGGCGCCACCGCCACCAGCGAAAAGGTCAACGATCAGCTTGCCGCCGAAATCAAATGCCGGCTGCGGATCCACGCGATACAGCCCACGGTAAACAGGTGCTCTCCTGGCCATCAAACCCTCCAAAAAAAAGTAGCGTCCGGTTATACACCGGCACCCACAGTAAACCCGGCCGACAGAATGATCACCGCGAGCCTAAAATTTGACATACGCGGTTGTATCCAATCCCATACTGAGCAGCGATCACCTTCCGCGGGATACCAGCCGCAGCCAAGGAAACAATGTCTGGATGATCGCTTGGCGAAATCTTTGACTTCGGATTATTTAACCCGCTCCAGTCAGAGACGTTCCGAGTCCTCCCTTTAGCCTTGGCATCCTGCATATTCTCAGTGCGAGTCCCATAATCGAGATGGCCAGGATTGACACAGCGCGGGTTATCACAGGAATGCATAGCATCAAGAGGCGTATCCAGAGACAACCCTTCGAAGACAAACAAGGCAACACGGTGGGCACCATGGTCTGCCCCCTGGAAATGCACGTAAGGATACCCAGGACCGGACTCCAGGCCCCGAAGTACCCAACAGCCAATGTCCAGCTTTACGATCCTTGCCTTGAACCGAGTAATAGCTCGTTCAAGACGGTAATCTTCTGTTTGCACCGTCCGAAAGCACCCCTTGCAGTGCTTCGATCTCCGGCTTATCGCCTTCCCGCATAGGGGGCAAACGTTAATAGTCTGTGACATTCCAAGAACCTCCATCTTTTTCAGCCCATCGATATGAGAACATCGGCCACTGGACCCTGCAGGTAGCAAAGGCGAGCTTGGCCCGACCGTATGAGGCAAATTGATACCCGGCGTTTTTCACCTCGACCAGGAGGATCCTGCCGCCGGGAAAGGTCACCACAAAATCCGGACTGTACCTGAAACGATCCCTATCGAGTTCAACGATCAGAGCCAGCGCCTCATACCGGACATCGCACACAGGGAACTCCAGGGAGAGCCGTCGACCATACTCCGCCTCGGTCTTGTTCGGCTCCTTGGCCCTCGGAGCAGCCTTCTCCTCGACCGAAGCAGCGGCCGGAGCAGGAACCTGGACCGCGGAACCGAAGGGACACGGCACATCCTGCCGGCGGCAAGAGATGCAGGTGACATTCCCGGGTAGGAACTGATCGCGCCCCATGACGCAGCAACGCGAGGAAGAAGGAGCCCGACGGATCATGCATACCTCGAGGAGAGCCCAGGACCAAAACCAACCGAGTAGAACTGGCGATCGAGGACACCCGCCACCTCCGCCACCTCCCGAATCAACTGAAAGGTCCGCACCGGGATCCCGCGCCGCTTGCACTCAACCACCAGGCGATCAGAGTTAACCACCCGCACACCATCCGCCACCGCGATGACCTCATGAGATGCAGAGATGAAAAGATCGCATATTGCACGCAATGCGTGCTCTTTCATCCAAAGCACATCCTCGTAGTCCCGCCACTCCCCGGTGGAGAGGTCGCGCCAACGGAGAGCGAAATCATCGTAGAGGTAACAGGCTACAGGGAGCACCAAGCTACTTCCGAGGACGCCGACGGTAGTCTGGGCCCTTTACGTTCACGCCCTCGCACATTTCAAAGAGACGAGAAACGATCCGCTGGCCGCTAAGATTTCCCCGTTTGTCGTACCGGGCCTGGATGACCTCCAACCCAACATTGGTGGTGATGACCAGGCGTCGCCCGTAGGTATACCGGTGGTTGATGATCCGGTACATCCGCTCCTCCACCCAGGGATGGACCGACTCGGTCCCGAGATCGTCCAAGACCAGGAGGGAACACTCAAAGAAGGGACGCAGCACCTGCAGCTCCGTCTCGGTGTCGGACTCCCAGGAGGCACTGATGCGGGAGAGCAGATCCGGGACGGTTCCGCAGAGGGCGGAACGCCCGGCCGCGATCTCGGCATTAGCGATCGCCGCAGCCAGATGAGTTTTGCCAACACCGACGTCCCCCAGGAGCATCAACCCGAGCCCCGCGCCGTTGCGGTCCACCAAGCGCCGGGCAGCATCAAACATCTGCCGGGTATGAGACTGCACCTGAAAGTTATCGAAAGAGCAGCCGCGGAGCTTCTCGGGCATTTCCAGCGCAAGCTTACGGATCAGCGCCGTCTGCTTGTCCTCGCGCTCCCGAGCCTGGGCAGCCAGGACCCGCTCGGAGTTCAGACGCTCCGCCTCGAGAAGAGCATCGCGCTCGGCCAGGGCGCCGGCACACAGGCACGGCTCGGAGATGTGATCGCAGAAGGGAAGACGGGCACGCTCGGCCCCGCAGTGCTTACAAAGGATCGGAGCCGAGACGGGCCGGATTGCAGAACTCGTCATTAAGGGCGCTCCCAGATTCTTCCGCACCTGCAGCAGACGAGCCTGACCTGCCAACGTATCTCGGTCTAGTTGCGACATAAAAATCCTCCTTTGGGATACGAGCGAACCACTTCAAGATGACAACCCAGGGATCAAGAGCGGCAGATGCATCGTTCCGGTAATGGGCCACACAAATTTCACGCTGCACTAAAAAGTCGGCATGAGGATAAAGCTCACGAAGCCGAGGCTCTTTTTCCGCAAAAACAGAAAGGAAGGCGACCTCAGCCCGGGTCGGAATATCCCCCTCTGGTGCTGTTGTGATTTTTTCTTTTGTAAGAGTTTCTTTTGTACTTGCCGATTCCGGCAACCCCCCCGCCCCATTCTCGGCAATGCCAAAAACAGGGATTGCCGATTCAGGTATTACCTTTTCCGGCAACCCCTGCCAGAGCGAATAAACCTTTTGAAATCCGTAGCTTTTGGTTTTGCCATTGCCATTATCGGTAACGGTTACCATTTTCCGTAACGCTAACCGATTCAAGGTATTGCTGATTTTGGGAAGGGGAAGCCCAGTCAGAACCTGGAACTGCGAAAGCGAGATCCGGTCCTCCTTCTTGTGCCATCCGTAGGTCTTGCGGAAGATCGCCCAGAGCACGCGAGACTCGTAACCCGAGAGCTGGACTCGGCAGAGCGCCTCCACAATCTCGTTGGCAATATCGACGTGACCATTTTCGGCTTGAGGCACGGACACAGTCATGACTCCTTCAAGCGCTGAATAAAGCGAAGTACGTCTCCAGCACAGGCAGCTGGATCCTTGAAGACTTCGGACCCAGCAAAGCGAATCACATGGTAGCCATCAATCTGCAAATCGCGCTGACGAGCCTTATCCCTAGCGACTTGCTCCCGAGTCTTTTCGTGGAATTCATGGCCATCACATTCCACGATGACAGGCCTGTCCAAGAAGCCAGGAGAGAATTCGATTACGATGTCTCCACGGTACTTTTTCCCACATGCCGGGACCAAGCCTTGGGCTATGACCTGGGACAACCCAGGGATAAGGCCGGCCTTAGCCTTAACGTTCAAAACGAAAAGGAGGAGCTGCTCGATGGGAGATTCACATTTCAGAAGAGGTACGGATGCCTCGGCAACCATTACCGCAAAATCATACAAACCCGACCCATGACTAACAGTGAAGAGTTCCAAACCAGGAGATGCGACTGACCAAAGATACTGCCGCACAGTTGCAGGCAAAGAATCGAAACAACGGAAATATTTTTGATGCTGCTCAAAAGAAGAACCGTCCATAACACCTCCAGGAAAAGCAAAACCCTTCTCGGGGGATGGCAGTCCGCACCGAGAAGGGTTAAGGGTTCTGGCCACCAGGGACCAGGAACCAAGCTGCTTATCTTCATGCCGTGATCTGCCAATCACGCAACGCAACAAAATTTAGGAACACTCATGCCATAAAAGTGTAGCGCATAGCAAGCTAAAAGTTGCCATACGCTACACACTCAGAAAGGGATGTCCTCTGTCGGGTCAAACGGAGGCTCCTCGTAGGACCCAGCACCGCCCAAGTTATCCCGAGCAGGCCGGCCAGAGGACTCGCCGCGGGAACCGCCGCCGGAGCCACCATCACCCTTGCCACCGAGCATCTGCATCTTCTCGCAGACGATCTCGGTCGAGTACCGATCATTACCCTCCTTGTCCTGCCACTTCCGCGTCTGCATCCGGCCAGAGACATAGATCTCCTTCCCCTTGGCGACGTACTCCCCGACGATCTCCGCGAGCTTGCCCCAGAACACCAGGTTGACCCACTCCGTTTTTTCCTCCCACTCGCCGGACTTCGCCTTGAACTTTTCGCTGCAGGCGATCGACACGCTGGCGACAGCCGTGCCTCCCGCCGTGTACCGCACCTCGGGATCCTTCCCGCAGCGCCCGATGAAATCGCACCTGTTCAAACTCGCCATATAAACCTCCATGTTGGACCCTCCCCCTCAAGGGGAGGGTATGATATGCGCTACACAGTGCGCAAAAAAAATTCCAGGTTGAACTGGAGGATCAGCTCCTCAAAATCCGTTGAGCCCCAGAAGGTGGACCGGCCATTGCGATGGTAGGCATCGTGACACGCGGGACACAAGGGCAGGGCTCGGAAGTCCGAAACCTTCATCCCCATGGATCCACCGCCAACCTTCGGCTGGTGGTGAGCATGGCAAGGACCCCAATGCCGGCGGACACACCGCAGCGTGCGGATCCACTCCAGGTACTCGGGACACTCCTCGGTGGTGGGCTTAGGAAGCAAGAGCATGGAGGCGACCATAGCCGCGTCCAGTTACAATGTCAAAATTTTTGCCCGGCATGACACACCTCCCGGGAGAGGAAAGCCACAAATGCAGAATGATGCGAAGGATGAAAGACTAGGAGAAGCAGAAGGGAAAATCGGGACAAAAAAGCCCCTCTTGATGAGGGGCAGAAGGACGTTATCGATTAAGATTTCCAGACCGTCGGATCCGGTATGTGGTATTTGATGCGCGGTTCGGCCACGCCCATATTGACGCGACCAGCCTGCAGCCACTCCCGGTTTTCTCGGTCGCCCTTTATGTGGTCCGATATGGCGCGTTTGATCCGACGCAGCGAATCGAAACCAGATTCGCAACTGATCTGCCGATTCTCGCCTACTCCGACAAACAGATAGGATCCGTCGTTATTCGTGCGAAACGTGTATTTATTGCCAGCGTATTCTGCGTCGATCCGTTTCATGGCATCCCTCCCAAAATATGATCCTGCGTTACAGGTAGAAAAAGACCTTGGCGTAAAATGATATGATAGGAACTGCCAGGCTAGGAAAACAGACGATCCCGAGAAGCTGAGTTGAGATAGCGCGGATCGATGTTCCGAGACAAAACATACAGGAGCAGCGGATCAACATCCAGAGCCACGGCTATCCCCCAGAGCTTCTCCCCGGAAATCTTCGCAGCGCAGCTTCTGAAATCGGTTTCCATCTGGGACCAATAGCCTGTGGAGACTGACCAGGGAACCGAGAGAGCCGAAGCCTCGCGCATCGAAAGATCCAGGAACGCTCGACGGCCGCGGACGAAATTACCGAAATCCTTTTCGGTGCAGTCCCGAACAGTGAACCTCGACAGAGAAGCCATTAAGTCCTCACGCCCCCGGCTCCTCAGAAAGAGCTCGAAGGGATTAATCAGCAAAACAGTGCCCAGGCCCCACATCTTGTCGATGGTGACAGAGTCCACAGGCATATCGGCAGACCGGCCCTCTTCGAGTCGGGAGATGTACACGGCGGATTTGATAGGAGAAGGCACAAACGATTGGGTGGTCAACCTTGCCGTCTCACGGACCCCAAGGCCCAAACCAACACGACGCTCACGGATCAATCGGTTAAATTCCATAAAGCCTCCCTTATGGTGCTGCGGACAAAGAAAAGACAAAAAACGCGGGCTAAGGAGCAGATTCTCACATGAAGCGTATACCAACTACATGGAGCCGACAAAAAGCCTATACAACACCCAGGCTACGGTACTGAAAGGCTTAAGGAATCTCATCTGGTGCGAGAGAGGGGACTTGAACCCCTATTCCGTGAGGAGCTAGATCCTAAGTCTAGTGCGTCTGCCAATTCCGCCACTCTCGCGGCTGCATACTGCTACCTCGCCCCGATGGGCGACACATTAATGAATCCGGCCAACCAGCGGAAGAGAAAAAAATAAATTGGGGTGGATAGTGGGGATCGAACCACAAACCAGGTAACGGCGCGATACTTCGCAGGAAAAAGTCTCCCCCACCACAACCGGACACCAAAAAGACAAACCTACCACTTCGCCGGCAAATTGAGAGAAGACAGATCAACATTAAAGTTTAACAGCTCTAATGTTTTCAGCAAGGGCTTAGGAGTTAATTGTTGGCTATAGACCTCCCAACTTATCCCTTTCAGCAGAGCGTCGATCATCTTGTGCTCGTCGGATTCGAGATGCCCGACCAGGCTTTTCACCGCAGCATTGTCCCGATCCTGCGACCGAACATTCTGGAAGAACCAGTTGATGAAGGTATGCCGAAGCGAATGGAACGGCTTCCGCTTTCGATCTTTCGGCTCCAAGATCACATATTTTCTAAAAGTGTCGTTATACCACTTTTCGAAATAGTGAGAATAGTTGTCCTGCTTCTCGTAGTATTCCACCTTTCGAGATTTTACGCCTTGCCAGAGACGCTCGTGGCCGAGCCTCAACCGGGAGGCGACGAAGTCCATAAACCCCAGGCCGAGCAGCGTCGGATGAACCGGGATCGTCCGGCAGCTCCCCTCGTTTTTTACGCTCTGCTTCCGAGCCGAAAAGTCCCTAATTCTGAAACAGATGATCCGGTCCACCTTCACAACATCATCGCAAAAGAGCTGGCAGATCTCGCCCTGGCGCATACCATTGAACAGGGCGATCAAGGGGATCCACAGCATGTGCGGATTGGCCACCTTATCGATCATGCCCAGGCGGAGGATCAACTGCCGGATATCCGAATTGCTATAGGGGAGCCGGTCCACACCGTCGTTCCGGGTTTTCTCCAAAAGCTTCCGGTGTAGGCTGAAAATACGATCCCCGCAAAAATTCCTAGCAATACCATATTCCCCATTCTCCGAACCGTAGGTCAAGAGCGCCCCCAGGGTGGCCCAGATGCCATCGAAGGTCGCGCTACTGATAGGCGAGTAATTCGGTGAATTCATGCAATTGTTCAGAGAGAGCGATTGCAGGTGGGCATGATTCCGCCACTTCGGGTAACCGGAGAGCTGCTGAAAGAAAGAGAGCAGCATCTCCTGATTGATCTCGTCCGTGTAGACGTCGCCCAGAAGCTCAAATACTTTCCCAAAACTTTCATCGAGCTTTTGCTTAGACCGAGGACGCCACTGGCCCTGGTGCATTTCGTGAAACCGATCCATTAAAGTGCTTAGGCGTCGCCTTTCGGCATGGACCCCAAACCCTCCAGTGAACATCAGAACCTCGGCGGCAGTGAGCAGGCCGTCGTGCTGGGCATGGATTATTTCACGAGGCGACAAATTGCACGACCGAGAACCACTCTCTATGCACTCGGCATGACGCAGGACATCTGTGGCCTCGCTTTTTGTTGGACGATACCGGTACCGAGTTTTGCGGCTACCATCGGGTAAATACAGGGTGAAGCGTATCTGGAAAACATCGCGCCCGCCTTTTTTGTGAAGATATATAGCGGCCATTCGCACCAATCATTAAAAGGAAGATTTACAACAGAAAACGCTTGACCTAGATATGAAGTGTAGCGTATAACAAAGTCCGTCTAATGGGTAAAGACTATAACAAAGGATCACACAGAAGTCCACAAGCCTGTAATTCTATTAAGATAAGGGAGGACGCAGGAATGGAATGTCCCTTCGAGGGGGAGGATACGCTGTCACAAATCCTTGACGACCGCCAGGAGTTGATCCGAGAGATAGCCACAAAAGTTAAAGAGTTCAAAGCAACACTTACCCCCGAGCAAAGGCAGGCATTTAATGCAGCCGACGACCTCATGCAGACACAGATAACACTTGCACAGCAGGACACACTGAGGAAGCTACACTGCCCCACCTGCCGTCGTAAAAACAAGAAATGCCACTAGAATGGCATTCTTGCGCCTACAGTGTAGCGCATACCAAACAAAAGGAGGACTAAAGTGGAAAAGGAAACGCCGTTCAGCATACACCCCGTAAAGTTGGTGGCCGTGAGGGGGGACACCGAGATAGAGCTCTCCCTGGTTGAGCTGAAGCACCTGGCCTACCTCATCGCCAACAGAGGTCGAGTAATCACGACAAAGGAGATCTTCGAGGAAATCTGGAAAGGCCGAGCCATGGAGCACACCAACATCGTCAACGTGTACATCAACTACCTCCGAACCAAACTCGGCAAGGAAACGATCATTACCGTACGCGGCGAAGGGTTCCGCATGGCGGCGTAAATCAAGAGCGATCCCCAGGCAGCACGGAGAAGCAGTGACCACAGACCTACCATGCAAATTCCTCGATCGCCAATGGATGCGAGCCGCCAAGGCTTGGCGCTGCATCATCGAGCTGCCCGACGACCAGATTCTGGCAGCAGCCCTCACCGCACTGATCGAGCGTCACGTCAAACTGAACATGCTGACGCCCGAGGGCCTCAACATCGAGATCGACCCGGCTTTCATACTGGACGTCCGCACCAAAGGCCGGCGCTTTCACCTCGTGGTCGAGACGGTCTGGGAGGAGCAGAAAAAGCACGGACCATACCTCACATCAATGACCGGCCAGAACGTGCGTGTCTCAATCAGCAAGTGCGAGCAAAACCTCAAGCAGATCGTCGAGGACCAGAAGCAACTCGGAGCGCCGAAGCCGAACGCCCCAGGGAAGGTCGGGACCGTGGAAATCACCGGGCTCCACTCCACCTTCTTCAAAAACCCCAGGTTCCAGAGATACGTCGAGATACAGGGACCGATCAAGGTGACCGACGCCGAATCCTGTAAGAAAGCATTCAAGGCCCTGCACAGCATCAAGAGCACCAAAGACCTCGACCTGACCACGTTCCGGGAATTTCTGAGGGACTTCAACGCCTGGATAAACGGAGGGGCAGCGCAATGTCCGTAGACACGAAGAACCGGACCGGACGCCCGGTCCAGATCCGGGGACAGTTCATCAACTGCCGGCACCACAGCAGCACGGACCCCACCAAGCGCACATTCCATTGCGCCAGGTACAAAGGCCAGAAGACCAGCTGCGAGGGATGCCCCACCTGCCCCAAGTGCGACAGCATCCTCTTCACCTACCGCCTGGTGACAAGCCGCGGGAGGGAATACATCCACGCAGAACACGACAAGAGCTGCGTCATCTGCGGAGCGTACATCGAGGAAAGCCTCCGCCTTCCGTTGACCAGGATCATCGAGAGCAAGCCGGAGGACGCCTGCCAAGTCCACGGCTGCAAGAACACCGCCTACGAGGGACACCAGCACATCGAGGAAGTCGACGGCCACCAGGTCTCCTTCCGCATCTGCGAATCCCACCGGCGCCGCATCAAGACCTGGCGCCTCCACCCGAGCAAGGGGGAGAACCAGAAGCCCATCATCATCGAACACGGCCAGCTCGTCGACAACCCCGAGTACACCAAGAAGCAGGGCAAGCACAGGAAGGAAGCATAAAGGAAGGGTTCGACCGTCTCACAGAGTTCGACAAGGTGAGAGGGAATGGCCACAGCAACGACTGCGCGGTCGGGATCGTCTGCCACGCGGCACCATGCACCTGCGGATGCATCCCGAAGTGGGTAGATCGAAACAATATGTACAAGCGATGGAAGTACCAGACCAGGAGACAAACATGAGCGTAGACAAGAAGGCACGCCCCCAGGCGAAGAAGATCAAGAAGCCGAAGATTAGCCCCGACAAGGCGCTGGCCATGACCTCCACCCCTGCCGAGGAGATCAACCCGGAGAACATCCGCGACCTGCGGCCGGCGGGATACAACCCCAGGGTGATCAGCGTAGAACAGCAGGAGGTGCTGCAGCGCTCCATGAAGGAGTACGGCGACATCGGCGGGATCGTCTTCAACACGAAGACCGGCCGCACCGTCGGCGGGCATCAGCGCGTCAAGCAGCTCGACCTGAACTGGCAGATCGTGAAGGAGCCGCACACCGACGAGACGGGGACCGTGGCCATCGGATACATCCAGACGCCCCACGGCCGGTTCAATTACCGGGAGGTCGCTTGGAGCGAAACTAAGGAGAAGGGCGCCAATATCGCAGCCAACAAGATGGGCGGAGCCTTCGACGACGAGATGCTGGCAGCGCTCCTGCAGGACCTCGACCAGAGCGGGTACGACATGAGCCTGACCGGCTTCGACGACGCGGAGCTCAAGGCGCTCCTGGGAGAAGACGAGGAGGAAGGACTCGGACCCGAGGACCCGGAGGTCGAACCCGTCCCGGATCCGTTCGTCAAGCTCGGGGACCTGTGGCTGCTGGGCGAAAGCCGCCTGTTCTGCGGGGAAAGTACGAGCCTCGCGGACGTGGACAAGCTCATGCAGGGCGAGAAGGCTGACATGCTCTGGAGCGACCCCCCGTACAACATTGCCTACGAGACAAAGGCCGGCAAGATCGACAACGACAACCTCAACGAAGCGGACTTCCGCAAGTTCCTGGATGCGGTCTTTTCCTCGGTGCACCACTTGCTCAAGAAGGGCGGATGCTTCTACATCGCCCACGCCGAAGGCGGAGGAGTCGGAGACGTATTCCGCGCCGCGATCTGCGGGACCAAGGGCCTCATGTGGAAGCAGTGCCTGATCTGGGTCAAGAACGCCGCGGTCCTCGCCAGGAGCGACTACAACAACAAGCACGAGCCCATCCTGTACGGATGGAAGGAAGGCGCAGCGCACTACTTCGCAGGGGACTTCACACAGACCACGGTGATCGACGACGACCTGGACCTCGGCAAGATGGACAAGAAGAAGCTGATCGAGATGCTCAACGAGCGGAGGAACGCAGAGCCCACTACCATCATCCGGATTGACAAGCCCACCAAGAGCGTCGAGCATCCAACAATGAAACCCGTCCGCCTGGTGGAGCGCAACCTTCGTTCGAGCAGCCGCCCAGGGGAGATCGTGGTAGACCTATTCTCTGGCAGCGGGACCACCATCATCACCTGCCGAAAAACTGGGCGCAAAGGCAGAGGGATGGAATTCGCCCCAGGCTACGCCCAAGCGTCGCTGAAAAGGTATTGGGAATACTGCCACGAGGAGCCAAAACTGGTCGGCCCCAACGGGAAGCTCATACCATTTTCAGAGGTAGAAAAACAACGAGCCAAACTGTAGCGTATATCAAAAAAACATGGCATGTTGCACCGACTGATGAAGCCAAAGGAGGCACGACATGCCACGCAAACCAAACCCATCGCCCGATTACGGCTACCCTGCCAAAACATGGAGACTGACCCCGAAGGGATACGTCCGGTTCGTGCTCCCTCAAAGCATGACCGGAGGGGAGCACAGACAAAAGCTAGGGCACGTCTGGGTATGGGAACAGCATAACGGCCCGGTCCCCGAGGGGAAGCAGGTCCACCACGCCGTCTAAAGTAATGCCCAACATGTAGCGCATACCAACTCGCAGAGGAGAAAGCACTGCCATGAAAAAACACACCAGGCTCGCAGCGCAGATTAGGGAAATAGTTGGAAGAGTACCAGCAGTTACCGATGATCTGGCCTTGCTGCTTGAAGCGGCCGGGACTCTTGAGGAGAACGCCCGCATCGTCGAGTTGGCTGCACACCCGGAGTGCCCGGCAGACCTCGGATTGGGTGGAACCATCGCATGGCACCGCCAAAAGATAGATCAGATACGGCACAGGCCGATTGCCGCTACAGGAATGGTCGATTAAGCCGCGGCTTAGTAAACACAATGTGGGAAATGACCAAAGATCCCAGGAAGGCCAAAACCCTCGAGGAGGCCTGCAAGAACCCCGACGGAACGTTCAACGCGATCCGCCTCATGTCCTGGATGAGCGAGGTATTCGCCCCAGGGCGCGGGATCCCGGAAGAAGAAGTGCGAACCATGGCGCAGGAAGCCATCAACCGAAGGAAAGCGAGGAACCAACCAGATGGCACAGAACGACTGGCAGAGAAAGAAGCAGGCGAACACCATCCTGACCGCCCAGGGCATCTACGCTGAGATGATCGAGGCGATGCGCCAGGAGGTCGTGAACCACAAGAACAACGTCATCACCGCCTTTGTCCAGGAGCAGACCGGGTCCATAATCGTGGACGTGACGGAGATCGCCAAGCGCGGGTACCTGGCCCAAGCCGAAGACACCAGCGAGGTGTTCCATTGGGACAACCACCCCCGCATCTACTTCGCGCCGGTGGATATGCAGGACGTCAACGGCACACTGCGTCCGGTCCTCAAATACCAGCGCATCCCGCTGCCGGGAGAGCCGGAGGAATCGGCAGAGCCCGACTTTAGCGGCGCATCGGACGAGTTCAAGATGTACCTCGCGCTGGCCAGGGAGAACAACTGGCACATTCCCGTCAGCGACCTATACGTCGAGAGCACCTGGCTGAAATGCTGGAAAGAGGCCGAGGCCAGCCTGCAGCCCATCGAAGACCACCACTGAGGAGGCAGCCGATGGGAGAACAGGTGCTCGTCACCCAGATCAAGGCGGCGACCCGCTGCCGGATATGCGGCCGGGTCCTCACGTCCCCAAAGTCCATTGCGGTCGGCGTAGGTTGCACCTGCCGAAAGGCGATAGGCATGGACACCACGAACCGGGACCGAGCGCACCGCAGACGCAGGAGATGCAGAGCCCACAGGATGGCCCAGGAGATGTACGAGAGCGAGCAACTTAAATTCCAATGGTAGAGGAGAAGGTATGATCGAGGAGGTAACATACGGCCCGCAGCACACCAAGATGCTCCGCAAGCTCAAGACGAAGAAGCGCAACGCTCGCGGCCGTCGCGTCCAGAAGCTCAAGGCCATGCGCCTCCAGGCATTCGTGGGAACCCTCACGATACCGAGGGACTTCTCCAAAACCAAATACAGGGAGATAGACTGCACGCACCTCGTCCCCCAGATCCATGAGGTCGACTGCCGCACCATCTGCCCCGATCTGGGTGCCTGCTGCCGCAAGCTCGCCCTCTGGGTTAAGGGAACGCCATGGCCGGCGACCGAAGACCCGATCGAGGCCCAGGATATGATCGACAACTACCCCGACGGCGCGCTGCCGTTTGAGCTGCTGGCCCACGCCCAGACCACGACAGGGACGCACGCCTGGTACCTCCGGTGCAAGATGGTCCGCCGCGACGGGCTCTGTGGCATATACGAGCACCGCCCTGAGGTCTGCCGCTCCTTCCAACAAGAGAACGACTGCCTCTGCGTCCTGCACCCGGGGCACAAGGAAGCCAAGGCCCTGTTCGAGACCGGCATCGGCCAGCTGATAGCAGAAGAAACACCTGAAGCATAGCCCCTTGGAAGCCCCTTGCATGGGGCTTTCATCCCCCTTACCAGAGGACACAGCACCATGACCAAACCGAAGGCACCGAAGAAGCAGAGCGCCGCCCCGGCCGCGGAGAAGCCCGCACCGAAGAAGCCTGCTGCCAAGCCGAAAGCCAAGCCGAAGCGGAAGCGAGCCCCGAGGGCGCCGGACAAGAAGGTCCTCGCCGAGAAGCAGAAGGACGACGACAAGAAGGGACGCGGCCGGCCGCCAAAGATAACGCAGCAGATCCAGGATAGCATATGCTCCGCCATCAGGGGCGGGTCCTTCATGGAGACGGCCGCAGCTTACGGTGGCATAAGCAAGGATACTCTCTACGCATGGATGCGCCTGGGTGCCCGCGGGGAAGGTGAAGAATACGTCAAATTTTCGGACGCCATAAAAAGGGCGCTTGCCGAGTCGGAGGTTCAGGGCATCGCCCAGATACGCGCCCACGGTAAAGAATCATGGCAGGCGGTCGCCTGGTACCTGGAGCGCCGGTTTAAAGAGCGCTGGGGCAGAAGTATCAAAATCGACAACGATCTCAAAGACAAGAGCACCGAGGAACTCCTTGCACTACTCGAAGACCCAGATACTGCAGGAGCTTGAACGCCGGAAGGAAATGCAGCGTAGGCAGGCAATGGAGCTGCTAAAACAGCGCGGCGTAGCTATCCCCGACCACATCATGACCGCAGCCACCAGGCCGCTGATCAGCAAGAACGCGCCCGACAACCTCCACACGTTCGTGGAGATGATCCGCCCGACGCTACGAGTCGACAACGAGCCGTTCACCTGGGAAGGCCACGAGTATTTACTGGAGCCATACAAGGCGTTTCAGCTGACCGGCGACCGCAACGAGGACGGACTGTCCGCGGTCTGGATGTGCGGCGCCCAGGTAGGCAAGACCATCGGCGGCTTCCTGCTGCTCGTATGGCTCGCCATGCGGTTCTGGGGGAAGTACTTCGGCTACTTCCTCCCAGACCAGGCCATGGCCATGATCTTCTCGGACGTCCGCTTCAAGCCGACGGTGCGATCCATCCCGGAGATCAAGCCGCTCTGGGGGGAGGATCCCACGGCCGACGACGGGGAAAAGCGAAAGACCGACCAGAAGCGCGTCCGCTCCCTGGGACCGTCACAGATATTTTTCTCGTACATGCAGGGCAAGACCTCCACTGAGTCCATCCCGATGCTCGGCGTCCTCTTCGACGAGGTGCGCCGGATGCTCGACGGCGACATCGAGCGCGCCATGGAGAGGATCAGCCACAGCCCGTACCCGATTGACTTCAAATTCAGCACGGCCGGCTACCCCGACGCCAACATCGACAAGCACTACAAACTGAGCAACCAGCACCGCTTCCACAGCAAGTGCAAATGCAACGGCAAGGACGGCGTCGTGCTGGCAGATGTATTCCCCAACTGCATCGGGGAGAAATCCCAGGGCATGACCCCGAGCCTGCGCCACTTGCCCGACACCTTCTACATCTGCCCGGTCTGCAAGGAGCCGATCATCAACCCGAGGGAAGGGCTCTGGATCCCGCACAACCCCGACAGCAAGGTGATCGGCTACCACATCCCGCAGACGCTCTCTTGCCGGCAGAACGCGGAGAGGATGCTCAAGGCGTACCAGGAGGCCAGCGACCTGCAGGAGTTCTTCAACTCCAAGCTCGGCATCGCCTACCTGGCCCCGGAGAGCCAGATCGTCAACGACACCATCCTGGGCGCCACGGTCAACCAGGACCTCCGCTGGCTCACCAAGGGGCAGAACTTCGCCATGGGAGTCGACCAGATGGGAGGCTTCAATATCGTGACCATCCGGTATTGGGGACCGAAAGACCCGATCATCGGCACCAGCAAGAGCCGGCTCGCTCACATCGAGGCGATCTACGACGACGACCCATGGAAGCGCTGCGACGAGCTGATGGAGCAGTACGACATCAACGTCTGCGTCGTGGACTCCATGCCGAACATCAACGAGGCTCGACGCTTCGCCAAGCGCTGGAAAGGCCGGGTCTGGCTCGCAGACTACTCCTACGACAAGAAGGGAGACGACGATATCTGCGTCTGGGGGGACCGACCGAAGGAGAATGCCAGCGAGCGGAAAAGCAGCGAGGAGACGAAGAACAAGTACACCTGCAAAATCAGCCGGTACCACGGCATCGAGTGGAACCTTATGAAGTACGTCCACCGCCTCAAGGAGCAGCCAAACGAGCTGGCCCTGGAGGCAACCGTCCAGGACAACGTCGGCCGCCCGGTGACGCTCCGAATCTGCAAGGCATGGTTCTGGGTACACCTCCAGAAGGTGGCGCGCCGCAAGGTCGTGATCGACGAGAAGCAGGGCAAGTACAAGATGGTCTTCGAGAACATCGGGCTCGACCCCCACTTCCTGCACGCCGACCTCTACTGCGAGCTGGCGCTCTCCCGCGTCAAACCCGACGGCCACGTCAAGGCGTTCCAGGATTTCAGCGAGGAGGCCAAGAAGCTCCTCAAGACCGGCGAACACGACTGGCAGCAGCAGGCCAACCCGCAGCACCACCGCTGCGAGGTCTGCGGAGTCACGGTCCGCGTGCTGGCCGGCGAAACCGCCCAGGGAGTGGCGGACAAGAAAGGATGGGGCACCTGCCAGGGCGAGCCGTAGCGTATATCATAAAAAGGTGTAGCGTATAGCACACAAGCTGTGCTATAAAACCCGCGTTAGATGACACCCGCTGCAAAACGCAGGAGGTGGAACATGCACCAGGGGAAGGAAAGCCACCCCACTTTTTACCGAGACGCCAAGAGGAAGGCCGCCTACATCATTCTGAAGCAGCGGCTTGGTACGACAAGCAGCAAATACTTTAAGACCAGGAGGGAACTATGAAGCAGATCGCAACTGTAGTGAACAACAACCAACCGGGGTGGCAGAACACCATTGAGACGGAGCCCAACGTAACCCTGCCGATTGGAACCAAGCTCTACCTTGCCGAGCCCCTTGCGGCCCTTGGCACCCCTCTCGGTGGCGGGTTTTTCGCCGGGGAGATGACCATCGACGGCGAGCGCTACGCACTGGTGGTGGCGCCGAAGGTAGAAGGCGAGAAGCAGGACATCCAATACAAAAAGAAGAGCCTCAACGCCTTCGACGGCACCGACAGCGATGACGACGGCGCGGCGAACAGCGACCGCATCAACGGCGCGAACCATCCGGCAGCACAGTTCTGCCGGTCCCTCCGGATCGGTGGTCACGAAGACTGGCACCTGCCGTCCCGGGACGAACTGGCAATGCTCTGGCGGAACCTCGGACCCAAGCGCAAGAACACCCCCGAGCTGTTCCGTGAAGGCGCCGTAGAGGCCTTCCAGCCGAACTGGTACTGGTCCAGCACCGAAAACGCCTCCTACTCCTACTACGCCTGGTTCGTGAATTTCCTCAATGGCTACCAGTACGACCTCGATAAGAACTTCAATTTCGGAGTCAGGGCGGTCCGCAGATTAAAAATTTAACCATTTATCAATTGAGGTAACAGATGGCACTGGCTTCCACTCTCCCGATTTACCGCGTCACCTATGAGCTCTTGCAGGTGGTTACCCGCATCACCAAGGACATGCCGCGGGACTACAAGCAATCGCTCGGCAACAAGGTGCGCGAGGAGTGTGTCGAGCTGGTGGTGTTGGTCTACCGGGCGAATTGCGCCCGCGACAAACGGCACCACCTGGAGGCATTGCAGGAACGCCTCCAGGTGGTGATGCTGATGCTCAGACTGTCCAAAGACATGAGGCTAATCAGTACGGGGCAATTTGCCCAAACCATCGAGCTGACCGACCAGGTCGGAAGACAGTCCTCCGGTTGGCTCAAGTTCGCATCGTCGCCTGCTGCATAACCGTTACGGCGGTTATGTCCGTGCGAATTAATCTGGTCGTGCCCCTGGGGATTCCCCCCACGGTAATGTGCCGACAGCGAAACCAGCGGGCACGGTCCCGCAAGGTCGTGGCGCAGTTTCAAGACGGATCGGCTCAGCCTTCCGTCATGCGACGTGAACAGCATGACTTTACGCCTCCTACTCCAACAACGCCTGGATCGTGAATTTCAACAATGGCAACCAGAACAACAACAATAAGAACAACAATTTCGGAGTCAGGGCGGTCCGCAGATTACAACGATGCCGATTTGTCGGTAGACGAGTTGCTCTGCGCCTACTACGACTGTCGTAGGCGCAAGCGCAATACCATTAATGCTTTGAAGTTCGAAAACAACCTGGAGCGCAATATCATGGCGCTCCACCGGGAACTGGTAGATGGCACATACCGCCCCGGCACATCCATCTGCTTCGTCGTCACCAGGCCCAGACCCCGCGAGGTCTGGGCTGCAGACTTCCGCGACCGCATCGTACATCACCTGCTCTACAACCGGATAGCGGGCAGGTTCCACCGCTCCTTCATCGTAGACAGCTGCGCCTGCATACCGGGCCGCGGCACTCTTTACGGAGCGACGCGCTTGGAGCACAAGATCAGAAGCATCACCCAGAACTGGTCTAAGCCAGCCTATTACCTGAAGCTAGACGTGGCCAATTTCTTCGTCAGCATCGACAAGAATATCCTCCGGTGCCTGTTGGCCCCGAAGATCGGAGAGCAGTGGGTCATGTGGCTGGCCGACACCATCCTATTTCACGACCCGCGAGAGAACGTCCGCATCAAGGGGACGCCGAAACTGCTGTCCCTGATCCCGCCGCACAAGAGCCTTTTCAACCAGCCGTCTCACCTTGGCCTGCCGATCGGCAACCTGAGTAGCCAGTTTTTTGCCAACGTCTATATGAACCCTCTTGACCAGTGCGTGAAACACCGCATCGGTGCCCGCCATTACATCCGCTACGTGGACGACATGGTGCTGCTGCACGAGTCGCCGGAATGGTTGAACCGGGCAGCAGCAGAGATCGGCAGTTACATATCAGAGCGCCTCAGCATGACTCTCAACCCTCGCAAGACGATCTTGCAGCCCATCGAGCGCGGCGTGGATTTTGTTGGTCAGATCATAAAACCATGGCGACGGGTGCTCAGACGGACGACCTTTGACAATGCGATAGCGGCAGTCTCCAGCAACAACGGCGAAGACTTGGTGCGGAGCACAAACAGTTATCTCGGGCTACTACGGCAATCGGACCATAGCCATAATGCCAGGGTGCGGCTGGCTCGGATCGCGCTTCGCAAGGGGCATTGTGTGGATGGCCGTTTCACCAAGATCTACAGAAAACGGGTGGAAACATGACAAGGACTAAACCATGAGAATAACCGAGAAGAAAAGAGCCGCCCAGGTGCAGCTGGAAACGATCCAGGACCCCGGCAAGGGCTTCGCCATCACCATCAGCTTGCGGCGCAGCAAGACCTCCGTGCGCGGGGAGCGCGACTACCGGCGCACCCTCAAGGCCATCATCACCGAGTGCGAGCAGCGCCTGGGACCGTACCGGAGAGCCAGAGCATGACCATTCCCCACACCATGAAGGAGATGGAGGACCGCGCATACCTCGACCGGGTTTGCGACGGGACCGAACGCCAAGAGCGGGAAGACTTCTGGCACTACCAAATCGCGTCACTCGAATTCGGCAAAGCCTCCGACGAGTGGCCCGGCGGATTCCGATCCGGGGAGAAGGTCCACGGCGGGCAGTTCGGAGACGGCATCGTCACCTCGCACGCCTACTGCATGGGGACCTGCCCGAGCCAGAAGGGCAAGCTCGTCGAAGGCACAGGGATCCACCCCGGAGAGGTCCCGGTGCTCTACCCGGAACACGGCTGCTGGTGGGTAGCGCCCGGCGCGCTCTGGAGACGCGGCGAGGATGATCATTCTGGCAGCAGGGCTTAGGCCAGGGGAAGCAGCACCAACCCCAGCACCAGGAGGAACACCATGGCACAGCACGACCTGAGCCCCGCGCAGATCCAGAAGCTGAACAAGATGAAGCGCCTCAACCTCAACCCCGCATACGGCGGCAAGCTCAACCTCCCCGACGACCCCACCCAGGGCGCCACCGTCACCTGCAGCGGCATGGAGATCAAGATCACCGTCGCCGAAGCCTTCAAGCTCTAAGGGAGGAAACAGTCATGGCCGAGAAATTCCACTACACCCTCAAGACTGACGGGGACGACAAACCGACAATCGACCAACAGCAGATCGGCAAGGTCTCTATCAGCTACAACCCCGACGACGAGAAGTTCTACGTGCAGGACCAGGAGCACGCGGTCTACGCGACCGGCAAGAGCTGGCGGAATATCGTCGGTCGCGCCAACGAACTGCTCCAGAAGCAGAAGCGGGCAGCGGCAGCCGGCGAGACGCTGGAGCCCAACAAGACGATCGCCTGCTCTTGCTGCGGGAAGAAGATCGCCGAGAAGCGAGCCATCGAAGAAGGGAAGTGGATCCCCTACTACTTCGATGAGGCGACCCAGACCGAGAAAGGCCCCACCTGCGACACCTGCGTGATGGCCCTCAACATCACGATCGACGAGGAGTCGACCGAACACATCAGGAGAAAGTAGCCATGGCACCCACCAAGAAAAACTACGCGAAGGCAAAGGTGTGGGGAGAGCGCGTCACGACAACGCTCGAAGGCCCCCTGATGGGAGTGATCGAGCAGATGTTCACCAGCGTGCCCGTCGACAACCACGAGTACCTAATCAAGAAGCTCCAGGAAACGAGCGACCGAATCAAGGGAGGCGAATAGCCATGGCGCAACGCGAACCCATCCGCACAAAGGTCTCCCGCATGACCCTCCTAGAGATCATCGAGGCGTACACACCCGAAAGCATGAAGCGAATCCTCGCGGATCACGAGACGAAAGGGACGGCATAGCTATGGCACGCATCGGACTCTATGACTACGACGGCAGACTCCCGAACCTCGCCCTCATGCAGCTATCGACTTACCACAAGGCCCAGGGGGATACGGTCGTCCTCAACGACTTCGGCGCCAGGGACGTGGACAAGGTTTACTGCAGCGTGATCTTCACCAGGAACAAGGCGAAGGCCGAGCGCCTCCAGGCCATCTACCCCAGCATCGAGTTCGGCGGGACCGGATACGACTACACGAAGACCCTTCCGGCGGAGGTCGCAGCCTGCCGCCCCGACTACGACCTCTACCGAGTCGAGCACATCCTGCCGCGCCTCAAGGGGATCATGAAGGCGGAGACGAAGCGCCAGAAGGCCCAGACCTTGGTGGACGCCGGAATAGGCTTCACCACCAGGGGATGCGTCAGGACCTGCGGGTTCTGCATCGTCCCCAAGAAGGAAGGACAGCTCCACAGCGTCGGCAACATCGGCGACCTCCTCAACCCTCGATCGAACGTCCTCATCCTCATGGACAACAACCTCACAGCGGATCCGGATTGCCTCGCCAAGCTCCACGAGTGCCGCGACCGCAGCCTCACGATCGACATCAGCCAGGGGATCGACGTCAGGTTCGTCACCCCCGAGATCGCCAAGGCCCTGGCCGAGGTCAAGCACCTCCGGTCGCTGCACTACGCCTGGGATCTCATGCCATTCGAACACCAGGTGATGGACGGCATCAAGGAACTCCTGCAGCACATCAACCCATGGAAGCACCTATGCTTCACCTTGGCGGGATACAACACCAGCTTCGACGAGGACATGTACCGGGTCCGCCGACTGATCGAGATGAAGGTCTCCCCCTACGTGATGATATACGACCAGCGCGGCGACGCCCGGCTCAAGCACTTCGCCCGGTGGGTCAACGGCCGCTTCTACAAGACCTGCAGCTTCGACGACTACTGGCCCTGGGCGAAAGAGAAGGCGAGCTACACGCCGGAACTGGCCCTGGCATAAGGAGAACCACCATGGCGACAGCATACCAAGCAGACCTCTTCTTCGACGCGGAAGCCTACTGGCGCGACAAGCCGTTCAAGAAGTGGGTGGTCTACCTCACCAAGGGCAACGGCAAGAAGACGGACAGCCGCATCATGTACATCCAGGCCAGGAACGAGGAGCGGGCAATCGAGTGCGCCAAGCGGCACTGCATCCTCACTGGTCGGATCCACGGCCGCGCCAGACTCGCAACGCCCAGCGACCTCGGCTGCACCTGCTGATCATTCTGGCGCCCCGGCTTATACCTGGTGTAGCGCATACCATACCCAGGGGGACACCATGAAAAACCTGACGATCATCCCGCAACTCTACCTCGGCAAAAACAAGCACGGCCAGGACTGCTGGAGCCTCACCCACTACGACGGCCCGGTGACGGTCTGCCTGGAAATACGCTACTACCACGGCGACCCGGACGGCAACCCGAACCACTACACGGTGATGGCAGCGGACGACAGCGACACCGGCGCCTGCGGGTACCGCCAGGTGATGACCTTCCAGGAAATGAGGACGCGGATGGAGGTCATCGAAGAAAACGAGGACAAGGCAGCAGCCGACGCCTGGCTCGCAAAGTTCGACGACGAGCACATGCTCTCCACGCCGACCATCCTCGAGATCGCCGAAGAACTCAAGCAGCGCTGGGAAGCCATGCTGACCCTCAACCTCTTCACCCCGAGCATCAACAACTAGGAGCCCGGCCATGGCGAACCCGAGACAGGAAATCATCGACGCCTTAGAGGAGAAGGCCCTCGCCCTCATCATGGCGGAAGGCTTCGATCGGGCGGAAGCCCAGGAGATATTCAACGACTGGCTGGAGCGGAAGGCGAAGCAGATCCAGGCCCAGAGGTTCCAGACCAAACTCGCGGCAATCAGGTAAAGGAGCAACGACATGGAAGAAAAACACAGAGCACCATGGACCGCACATCTGGATGGCGAGGCGAACTTCGCCACCCTCCTCGACAAAGAGAAGCACTGGCTGGCGAGTATCCAGATCAACGGAGAGATCCACTCCCACTTCCAGAAGGGCATGTTCAACCTCATGGCAGCGGCCCCCCAACTGTACGACGCGGTAGAAGCAGCCGACACACTCTGCGCGGTCCTCAACATCAGCGACCTGACGCCCCAGGCCCGAGGCTGCGTCAGGGAGGCCTGGCCGCTGATCCAGGATGCGATCGCGGCAATAAGGCCGAACAGCCAGTACGCCGCAGCGATCAAGGACGCGCACCAGCACGAAATCAAGAGGCTCGACAGCTTGGTCACCGCGCTGACAAAGGCACTCGGCTACGCGATCGAGAGAGCCGACGCCTGGCATGACGATTCCCGCGGCAACGGGGACTGCCCCGAACTCGAAGACGAGCGGGCACTGCTCCAGAGGACCCAGCACATGGTCCCCCAAAACGACAAACTGCTGGTCACTGTCGAGATGCTTGCCGAAGACGAACTCAGCTTCGACATGGAGGTGACCCATGAGGGACTAACGGTGCTCCAGGAGGTCGCGGAACGAGCTGACGGCGGAGCAGGCCCATACAAACCATCCTTCTCAGTGAAGATCAAAGGAGCCCAGGCATGAGCAAAGTGACACTGGACGCAGCGCTCGGCATCGTCGACCGGCTGCTCAGAAGCGCCGAGGGGTACGCAGGGACCATCATCTCGGTGGCGGAACTCGAAAAGGTCCGCGAGGCCATCGTGGGGGAGATCATAAAGCCGGAGCCCGCATACACCGGACCGATGGACCCGACCTGCTACTACGCCAAGAGCTGCGGCTTCGAAATCGGCACCTGCCCGGTCTGCAAGGACCGCCGCCGGGTACCCGCCGACGGCATCTACTACAGCGACGAGCTGGGGCAGCCCGACACCAGGAAGGAGGACTAGACCATGGCTGAACGCCCCAAGGCCCACACCTACCGCATCACCTGGGAGAACGGCAACGTGACCACCACCAGGATGAACGCGACCATCGACGAGGCCCGCGCCTACTACGTCGGCAAGCCCTTCCAGTTCGGCGACACCGAGGAGATCCCCGGCGACCTCATGGTCAAGGCGACGGCAGTCGACGAGCTGCACCGCTTCCACGTCTTCGGCTCCTACTGGAAAGACCTCGACAACGAGGCCATCTACAGCGAGCACATCTACGCGATCTGGAGCGCAGAGGCTAGGAAGCGAGCCCACGACGACATCATGCAGAGGAACTGCGGACTCGACTATGGACACATCGAAGCCCACATCGAGGAGGAGGACTAGATGATCCACATCAACAGCAGGGACGGCCACGAGATGCTGACCCAGGAGGAGTTCAACGAGCGCCACCCCGGACTTGCAGCAGCCCTCAACGCCCCCCGGCCCTTCGCCGAGGAGGGGGAGGTGCTGAAGCGGATGCGCCAGGCAGCCGACATGAGCGTCCGCGAGTTGGCGAAGGCCATCGGCATGCGGGCATCCGAGATCAGCGACCTGGAGCACGGCAGGACCGAGCCGACGCTGCTCCACCAGGACGCATACGCCATGGCGACTAGGCCAGCGAAGGGGGAGGACTAGCATGGACCACGCACTAGGGACCTGCCCGAGCTGCGGACACCACGGCGCCGAGCAGCGGCTAACCGAAGACCAGTGGTACGAGAAGGCCGTCACCCAGGCCAAGGAAACTGGACAGGTCAGCGTCCACCTGATCATGCAGAGGAACTTCCTCGGCTACGGCATGGCCAAGAGGCTCCTCGAGCGCATGGGGAAGGAAGGCGTCGCAGTCCAGCCCCGGCCCGGTGGCTGCTGGCAGGTAGCTCCCGGGAACGGCACGATGTTCACCGACCAGGAGCTGAAGGACGCATACCTGGGCGTCATGGTCGAAATGATGGAGAACGCGGCCGTCTGGGAGACGATCAAGGACCGGAGCCCCGAGGACAAGGACGCCTTCCTCTTCGACCGCTTCAAGGCAGCCTGCGGCGCCTACAACATCGGGATGCGCTTCAACGATTGGCACGACCTCGCAGCGACCCGCGGCATCGAGCCCCCCCTGGCCCAGCACATCTGGGACCTGCACAACCGGCCATTCTGAGAAGGCCACCACAAGGAGAGGACCATGGAAGGAACCTGCATCTGGCAGCTCGCCGAGGGAAAAAGCGCAACCTACGTCACCGAGTGCGGCAAGACCATGATGGCCTCGGACCCGCCGGAGGACGACGAGGAGTGCCCGAACTGCGACAAGCCGATCATTCTGCAGGCGAAGGCTTAGGCAACCCAGCAGTACATCACATACCCCAGGAGGCAGCATGAAGCGAGGCACCAGAAACGTCCACAGAAACATCCCCATCATCATGCTACGGATCATGACCGGATCCACCCTCGGCAAGACAACGCCCGAGGACGTCGTCAGAGCGTTCGCAGCGCAGCACATCATGCCGCAGTTCTACGCCGGCCGGCTCGGCGTGCCCTACACCGAGGAGCCCCAGCGCGGGCAAGACCGACCGCTGACCTTCTCCGGCACCAGGGCTGGCGGGAAGGTATCGGCTGCTGAACCCGGCCCGACCAACGCAACCTTCGCCAAGCGAGAGAAGATCATCACCGCCATGTGCTACACCAAGCGTCACGACTACGGCCTCGAAGCAAGAGAAGGCGAATGGGGGACCGGCATGGCACCCGACCAGCGCACAGCCCTCCGCGCCGAGATGGCCCAGCTATTCGAGCACCACATCGAGCCGATCCTCAAGGACCTTGACGATGCAAAAGCCGAACAGCATGAAATAAAGAAGATCCTGATGTGCGTCGCCCAGTGCCCACCGGCAAGTGACACCGACACCTGGAACGTCAAAGGAGTTAAAAGCCTGGCATGGATGGCGAATCGTGACTGCGGAGATGAAATGGCAAAGATCACCACCAAACTGAGGCTCAAGCCCGGCACTCCGATCGAGATCATCCTCGACACGATTCAGAGCATCCAGCAGCACGCCGAGGCATACCGGACCCACAACAGAACTCTAGCCAATGGCGACCGCCTCATATCCCAGGACGAGTACGAGCGCCTGCTGGCAATCGAACGCGGCCACCAGACATCCAAGGCTGACGCCAAAGCCGCAGAAGCAGCTATCGAAAGAGCCCACGCCGACATCAACACCTTTGCGTCAGAGGCAGGCTTCCCCAGCAACGTCACGGCCGACGGGTCCAGGCGAGCCACCCTCCGACAGGTGCTTTCCCACCTCCTCGCGCTGGAATCCGAGGTAGAGCTCCAACGGAAGACGACCCACAGCTGGCACGAGCAGATGAAGCTGATTGGCGCCGCGCTGAAACGCGCCGGCATCGAGCACCCGGAAGGCGTCTGGCACGTCGGCGTCACGGACCTCGCCACCAGGTACCAGCAGGTGAAGGAGCAGGTCGACCGCCTGCACGGCAGCAACTGCCTGCTCCAGAGCAGAGTCGATTGCCTGCAGCAAAACCCGCCCATCATGTACTGCAACGACTGCCTCGCGGTCGAGGGAGCGCTAGGAAGGCCGGCCGGCACCTCTATTGACACGATCCTCGAAGACATCAAGGGTCTCCGGGAAGCTGCAAAGCCGGTGTACGGTGAACCCCCGCTGATGGCTCCCATCCGCATCTTCGCCAGCTTCGGCGAAGCGCTGGAACTGTCAAGGCCCTGGACCCCCGAGGGCATGCTTGCAGAGATCAAGCGGCTCCAGAAAGGTCAGATGCAAAGAGCCTACATGGAGATGAAGCAAGCCTTCGAGGACAGCGAGCACGGCCGAGTCGAGGCCAGGAGGAAGATCGAAACCCTCCGCAGCATCGTGAAGTATAGGGCACCGCATACCCCGCAGTGCTGCCCGCCCGCCGGCAAGACCTGCGACTGCTGGAAAGCCGAGTTCATGGCCGCGATCGAGCACATGCCCGAGAACATCAACGTGGCACCCGAGGCATGCCCGCACACGCACGAATCGCCCACCCTGGTGGACTGCATGCGCTGCGGCACCGAGAACTGTCACCTCCGGTACGGAGAGCCCAACGGTCAACCGTACAGCGCCAAAGGGACCATAGCATAGACCCCCAGGCTCCCCCTCCCCTGCCGGGAGAGGGGGAGCCGCACCACCAGGAGCGACGCATGAGCACGAAGAACACCGGGACGATCTGGTGGGCAGGATTCGCCAGCCACATGGCCGTCAGCAGCCTCATTATGGACTATCGCGGGAAGGAGGATATGATCCGCCAGATCGCTTGGAACTGGATCGACCCCAGGTACACGGTCCCCGGAGCGCTGCTCTTGCTCTGGTACGCCTGGCGTAAATGCCGCAAGGCGGAGAAGGCGATCGACGCCACGACGTTCGAGCTGGTCAAGCCGAGCCCCTGGAGCCGTCATTCTGCACACAGGGCTTTCACCAGAAAGCAGCACACCACGAAGTGAAGGAGCACCCCATGGACCTGAAAGAACGCATCAAACGTGCCACGACCGGAGGCAACAAAACGGCCCAGCTTTCGCTGCGTCTCCAGCAAGCAGACCTGGAAGAACTCGACCGCATATGCACCCAAACCGGCGTCAAGCGGCAGGCTGCCATTGAGGATGCGATCAGAGACTGGATCAAGGACGCTAAGAAAACGCTCGCCGCCGAGAAAGGGGACCAGGCATGAAACAACAGTGGATCCCAGGCCTCCCTGGGAAGATCGAACCGGACCGCCTCTACGCGGTACTGAGGCAGCCGACGGCAGGCTACTCGGTCGGCGTCGTGATCAGAGGCGACGACTGCAACTGGCGCGGCCCCGACATCCTCGGGCACTACCCGCTGCCGCTGACCATGAACAGCGCCGAGGCCACCAGACTGCATCGCCGCGGCGAGTACGAGTGGCCGGCGCAGCCGGTCCCCTGCCAGGACGTCATGGACTGCGAGCGCGACGACTGCGGGACCGGACACGGACCCAACCCGGCATGTCCCGGATATAAGCCGGTGACAGAGTAACTTGCGAAAAAGTGCAAATTAGCAAATCCGCACGCTATGCGTGCAGAACAAGGCGAAAGGAAACAAAAATGGCGAGCGAGTACCCCATCATTACCTCCGAGCAGCTGAAGGCAGCCAGGAAAACGCTCGGATTTAAACCCGGTGAGATGGCCAAGCGGATCAAGACCCCACGGCGTACCTACCAGGATTGGGAAAGCGGCCGGCGACCGATCAGCGGCGCCTGCGACACGGCCGTGGAGCTGCTGCTACGAGAAGATGCCCGGTTTATGGCGAACATCGGCGGAAAGGACAACAAGGACACCGTGCGGATCCACGACCTCGCCATGATGGTCAAGCTGCTCTGCCGAGCGCTCCTCAAAGTTGTACCGAATCACCTGCTGCCGCTGAAATACATGGACTACCTGAGACGCCACAACCTCCAGGGCTCACCGCTTCGGGAGGGACAAGAGGCATGACAGGCCTGGACCGACGCGGATGGCCGATGAAGCCATGGTGTAAGGAAGACTGGATCATTCTGCACGAATGCCTTAAGGAAGCAAGGCGCCGGATGGCCGAGCGCAGGAACTCACCACTGAAAGGAGCAACAGATGAAACAGGGAGACAAATTCCAGGTCAAAAAAGCATCGCTGACCGACCCGCAGGACGAACACGAGGTAATTGAGGAGCTGGTCCCCGAGAGGCAGGTCAGGGCTAAAAACTGCCGCACTGGCGAGGAACGCCTTGTCTCCTTCTACGAGGTAGAAAGCGACCTGCCGAAGTGCGCCCGCTGCCACAGGACCCGCCCCCGCAACGAGCTGAAGGAGGGAGTGATCTTCTTCCGCGACCGCAGACCCAGCCGCCGCAAGCCCGGCAAGACGGAGGCATTCTGCAACCAGAAGACCCAGCTCTTCTGCGCCGATACCCCCTGCCACAGCCACGAGCAGATGGCGCACGAAGGGTAAAGTCACGCCCCAGGTGTAGCGTATATCATCAGAAGGAGGGAACACCAGGATGGCGACACCGATCGAGACAGCAGCCATGAGATGGCACCGCGCCCGCAAGGCGCTGCAGAAGGCCAAGGCCGGACTCAAGGCGTACAGGGAGAAGCACGGTGGATGCGAGGTCGAGGGAGCAGACAACGGCGACCGCGAGCCGAAGGGCATCTGCTACCAGGACACCCAGCACCAGGACGAGTGGTGTCCGACCTGCCTCGGCAGCGAGCCGCTGTTCCAGGCGAAGCGCAAGGCCGGCCAGGAGCAGGGAGCGGCCATGCGCCAGCTCATGCGCCTCTGCAGCCAGGAGACGGTACAAATCGAGACGGAGGAGCAGACAGCATGATCGCATGCAAGATCGCAGCAGCAGCAATAATGGCAGGGGCCGTAGTGGCACTTATGGCAGCATACGATACCTGGCGCAACCGGGAACGGTACGAGGCCAGAGAGCGGAGACGCAAAGCAAAGGGAGGCCTCGACTGACATGACACCCCAGGCGATCATCGAGACCCTCAAGCGCTACCGCTTCGACCTCTCCACCGAGAAGAACGCCCAGCAGGAGGTCGGGCAGGCGCTCGACGCCAACGGGATCCGCCACGAGCGCGAGTACCGCCTGGGCAGCGACGAGCGCATGGAGAACATCATCGACTTCTACGTCCCAGAGCGAGCCCTGACCAGCGCGACCTCGGGACGCGGCAAAGAGATAGGGATCGGAATAGAGCTCAAGATCGGCGGAGGCCCCATGGAGGTGTACCGACAGCTCCAGCGCTACTGCCGGACCGGCAAACTCTCCGCCATCATCCTGGTCACCAACCATGCAATGGGTCTCCCTCAAGAGATCGAGGGAGTCCCTGCCTTTTATTTATCCCTCGGGAGGGCCTGGATTTGAGGACATACGGCAAACTGACACTGCACGCCGCCGGCAGCTACTGGTACATGCACGACACCGAACCACACGTCAATATCAAGCTCAAGAGCATCTTCACCAAGATCGGTAAGATGGCGGTCTCGCCCTTCGAGTTCGAGAACAATCAGGAGAACTGCGCCGATCTGCTCTGGTTCACCCAGCGGTACCCGATGGAGATCACCGACGAGGACCAGACAGCCCTGGAGGCGGGAAGCGCTAGATTCTACCAGACCCAGGCCCACATGGAGGCGATCCTCTGCCCAGACTACGTGCCCCCCTCCTACGCCATGCTTAAGGACGGTCAGGGGATGCGCCACTACCAGACCCAGGCAACCGAGGTGCTGCACCACAACGGAGTACTCCTCTGCGGAGACGAGGTAGGCCTCGGCAAGACATACGTCGGTATCGGCGCCGCAGCGCGGCCGGAACACCTGCCGGCGGCGATTGTCGTCCAGAGCCACCTCCCCCGCCAATGGAAAGAAAAGCTCGAGAGCTTCTCTCACCTGCGCGTCCACGTCATCAAGAAGACCAGGAGCTACCCGCTCCCCGAGGCGGACGTCTACATTTTCCGGTACACCTGCCTCGGCGGATGGATCGAGACGTTCCGCACAGGATACTTCAAGCTCGCCGTATTTGACGAGGTCCAGGAGCTGCGTACCGGGACCGGGACGGTGAAGGGACAGGGAGCCTCCTACCTCTGCCAGAACGTGCAGTGGTCCCTGGGGCTCACCGCCACCCCCGTCTACAACTACGGCGACGAGATGTGGAACATCATGAACATCCTCAAGCCAGGATGCCTGGGGAGCTGGGACGACTTTTCCAGGGAATGGGCATCGTCCAACGGCGGCCGGAACATGATCATCAAGGACCCGAAGGCCCTGGGGACCTACCTGCGGGAGAAGTACCTGATGCTGCGCCGCACCCGTGCCGACGTAGGCAAGGAGCTGTCCCCGGTCAACAAGATCATTGAGACGGTCGGCTACGACGAGGCCACGCTCAAGACAGCCGAGGACCTCGCCAAGCAACTGGCGGTCAGAGCCTCCACCGGGAGCTTCATGGAACGCGGCCAGGCAGCCCGCGAACTGGACATGATGATGCGGAAATGGACTGGCGTCAGCAAGGCGAAGCATGTCGCCGAGTTCGTCAAGATCCTCCTCGACAACGGGGAACCGGTCGTGCTCGCCGGATGGCACCGCGAGGTCTACGAAATCTGGCTGAAGGAGCTGGCCGAGTACAACGAATTTAGCTGTGCCGACAGGCACGAGCGGGTGTTATGCCCGCTGAGGGGGTGAGGATGGAACTGAAATCGTGGGAACCAATTGAAGAACTTGAGGTTCAAGCGCTGGATTCGCGCTGTGAGCCGATGTTAGAGGACCCAGAGCGACCGCAACAGTACGGCTGCACCGTGGTCGGTTTCTGCCTCGATGATTCTGAAGGTTGCCGCTCTATCATGGATTTCACCACTGGCGAGGGCCGTGAAGCGGATGAGGCCTTAGCCGCCATGGTTGTGAGGTCTATGCGCGTCGCTGCTGGTATGCAGGCGGGAGGTTGCCCTTACTGCTTCAGCAATGTCCTCTACTGCGACCGCCACGACCAGGCGAAAGGCGTAGCTCACTGCGACGACTGCGGTGCTGAACTCACGATGGAGCAGTACCAGGAGGGGCTCCGCTGGTCGGACTGCCACAAGCTGGACGCACCGGGGCAGGTTCTCTTTTACGAGCAGGACTTCTACGTCTTGTCGAACTTCTCCGCATTCTCGCTCCAGTGGTTCGGCTATCGTTTTGACACGTCCGAGGCAGCCTATCACTGGATGAAGTTCAATAGTCCTTACCAGGCGAATATCCGTGAAATGATTCTGCTCGCACCGTCCGCACACGAAGCGTTCAAGATTGCGGAACGATTCAAAGAGGTTCGCCGGGAGGATTGGGATAATGTGAAGGTGGGCATCATGAAGAAGATCCTCCAGGCAAAGGCTGGTCAGCACGAATACGTGAAGCGTAAGTTGTTGGCGACCGGCGACCGGGAACTGGTAGAGGATTCCTGGCGGGATGACTTCTGGGGCTGGGGCGAGGATCGGGACGGCGCGAACATGCTCGGCAGACTCTGGATGGAGATCCGGGCGGAACTGCGGGCGGCGGCATAACCCGGTGATGTACACCGGCAGCGAGAGCCCGAAGCAGAAAAACGACGCGATCGAGACATTCGTCAGCGGCAAGAGCAACCTCTTTATCCTATCCCTCCGCAGCGGCGTAGGCATCGACGGGCTCCAGCAGCGCTGCTCTACGGTCGTATTCGGGGAACTGGACTGGTCTCCGGCCATCCACCACCAGCTCATAGGGCGCCTGGACCGCGAAGGGCAGCTCAACCAGGTGATGGCGATCTTCCTCTGCAGCGACTCCGGCAGCGATCCGCTGCTGATCGACCTGCTCGGGCTCAAGGGCTCCCAAGCCCAAGGGATCGTGGATCCGCACCTCGGGATCCAGGAGGTCCACAGCGACGAGAGCCGTCTGCAGATGCTCGTCAAGAAGTACCTCCAGGGGAAGAACATCCCCGTACCCACCACCATACCACCACCCGCGCCTGCAGCGATACAAGGCAACCTATTCACACCAGCATAATCATTCTGGCGCTGCAGCTTAACACCAGAGAGAACAGAAGGCCCCCGACCGGGGAAAGGAGACGAGATGGAAAAGCAGATCCCCAACCCCGACTGGCAGAAGATCGCCGAGGCCCGCCAGGAGAAGATACTGAGCATGGGCGAATTTATGGACAACCTTGCCAGGATCGTCGGCATCCAGGTACCGACGACGCCCCAGGAAGGCATCAGCGCAGTGGACGACCTCATCACCGCGATCCAGCTCCTGCAGTGGAAGGAAGGCCGCGACCGCGAAGCCATCCGCCTGCTCCGGGACACGGTATCGACCGCAGACGGCTACCTCGACACCAACAAGCTCACCACGATCGGCAACGGCAGCAGCCTCCACCGCGCCTTCAAGGAAGTGCTCGAAGCGACTATCCCGGTCAAGAGCACCTTTCTGGAGATGATGCAGGACGCAACCGACCCGGCCCCCAGGGGGACCTGCACCTGGACGCAGCCCGAAGCCTCCGACCTTGGAGATAGCGACTGCTACATAGCCGGGTGTGATGGCAGCACCGTCACCCACCGCGACGACGACATGGACCGCTGCTACCGCTGCGGCCGAAAGATCACCATCAAGGAGAAGGAGTAGCCATGGACGCCATCGACAGAAAATTCCTCATCTTCGCCATCAACCCCGTCACAGGAAAGACCTACACGCATCACGATGCACTGCTGCTCTGCGCGAAAGACGTTTCAGTGCCGGACGCGCTCGAAACCCTTCGCCTCTCGGCCCTCAAGCACGGAGCGGACGCCACCCACGGCCACAGCCTAGCGCTCCTCCGCGACAGGGTGCTCCAGTACCAGAGCAAGATTGAGGGGAGGATCCCCGACACGGTCGGCGCCGAAATAGCCCGCTGCGTCCACGGCAAGACCTTGGCCTACACCGGAAACGAAGCCAACATCTGGGAGCCCGTCGAAGACCTCATGATCCAGGCCCTGGACAGCGACTGCAACCCCATGAAGGAAGGCGAACTGCAC